GACTGGAACGTTAAACGCGTCCAGGGCGCTACACTCGCGCGCAGTTGCGCCTTCGAATGCTTTTAAATCTTTAGGGGCTTCGGAAGAGCTTAAAGAAAAAGAGTTTAATGGTGTGTCATTTTCGCCGTTTCCTTGTGTCGCATCTTGTGTCGCATTCCCTTCAAACGATTTCGATTCTATGTTTAATTTCGCTTGATTGGAGACAGGTTTTTCGATGCTCGCGCTGTTATCGGGTGTCTCGGTATTACTAGAGTCGATAGCTTCGATTTTCCCTTGTTCGACTGTAGCGTTTTCCGCGACTTCGTTAACGGTTACCGGAACCATGCGCAAGATGTTCGCAGTTTGGCGATTATCTGACTTACGTTTAGCGTTGAGGATTTCGATCATGTTGAGTGTGCGGAGTTTTTTGAAAGCGCGCATGACAGTAGCCCGGCTGCATTCGACCATTTTTGCGATAGAGTTCGCAGAAAGGTACGCAACACCCGGGTATTTGACGGCATGCTTCGAGATAGTGAAGTAGACATTGCGGTCGGCTTTCGTGAGGACGTCGCCATTTGCCGTGACTTGCGCCCAGTACGTTGCATTGATAGCGTCTACGTCTTTGTGGTTGGATAGCGAGGATAGCGTGGATTCGTTGAGTACTAGCGTGATTGCAGTCTTGCGTGTAGCGTTAGACATCGTGTTTCGCTCCTTTTAGGTACACGAAAAAGCGCGCTTCCCGACGCCTGTAAGTAGGCAAAATCGAGAAACGCGCAGAAAATTCGTGTAGGTGCAAAACATCGTAGTATGGCGAATGTAAGCGCATAAACTTCTCCATAGGGAAAAACTTGTGCTTAATACGTTGACTAAGAGGTTTAGACTTCGTATAATCAGCGTATAGAAGATTATACAGAAGGTCACCGCGAAGTGCGTTTCCGATAGGCTGTTTATCGGGATCGTCCAGTTAGGAATCGGCAAAATTCCTAATCGGCCGGTGGCTTTTTTGTGCTCATTTTTATTTTTAAGTAGCTGGCGAATGATCCGCTTTATGTGGATAACTCGTCGGCTTTTTTCGTTTTAAGTAAGTCTTGCAAATATTACCTGTGGATAACTTTGTATTTCGTTGCATTCATCTTACCTCTTCGCACATATAGATGTAAAGCATTATTTTATTTTGTTTCATTTTTGTATTAATTTAAGTTTACGGCTTAGTATCAACGTTATTTTTAATGGTTACATAGGAAATTAACTCTTGCATTATCTATTTTTTATGGTAACATTAAAATTAAGAAATGGCGAAATATAGCGCTAAAAACACGAAATGAGGCGATTTAAGTGGAAAAAGGTCAGTCGAAATCTCCGTTAATGTTTGTCATCGATCACGGTAACGGACAGGTAAAAGCGAAGTCGAGTAAGCGAGAAATTGTCGCTAAATCGGCATATGCAAAAGCAAGTGCAGTGGGTGTAGAATCGTACGGAAACGATAAAGATGATGTTGCAGTTTTCAAATCTCCACAAGATCCCGATAAAGAATATGTTTGGGGTGCTGGTGTAATTGACGCAGTAGATCACCAAGAATTACAAGACTCTTACACATTGCAAGATCGCTATTCGCAAAAAGAGTACCGTTTATTGACTGATTTCATTCTCGCAGAACTCGCGTCAGATTTCGATGAAGATATCCTTTCAGTCCACGTCGTTACTGGCGTACCTTCGGAAGAACACGGTACTTCAGCGCAAAAGTCGCTCGAAGATGTATTTACTGGAAGCGTACATACAGTACGTCGTAATGGTCGCGACCACATTATCAAAATCGAACAAGTTACGGTATTACCGCAGTCTGCGGGTGCTTTGTTCGTATCGATATTCGGCGATCGTCGCGCTGATTTAGCGCAAGCATACGTAGGAGTTATTGATATCGGTAGTGGTACAGCCGTAGGTGACGGGTATAACAGATTAAAACGCCAACCTAACGATGTCTTTACAATGCGTGAAGGCATGAATGACGTATACAGCGCAGTACGACGCAAGTTAATCGCAGCTAATCCTAACATTCGCGCAACAATTCGCAGTATCGAAAAGACCGTAACTGCACCGGAATATAGTGGCAAATACGTACAAACATCGAAGATTGGCGCAGACATCGGGCATTTAGTCGATGACGCAATCAACGAATATGCCGATCGTTTAGCGAGCTACATCACTACGGAGTGGCCGGACCGTACTAAATTCGAAACTATTATTGTGGCGGGCGGAGGCGCAGCCCTCGTAGGTAAGGCGCTATCTAAGCGTTTAGACGTAGAAGTATTGTCAGAACCTGCACTGGCGAACTTGCGCGGCTTCTATACTTTCGGAGAACGTCGACAAGCAACTGCCAGTAAGGCGAAGTAAGCGATGGCGCGCGGTCGTAAGCCGAAGGATCCGGAGGAAGTCGTAAAGTTTACGAAGCTGATCGTCACGTTGAACGAAGAAGCGGATGCAGATATTAAGAGGTTTCTCGACAGCTTGCCGCCACGTGAAAAATCGCAATGGATCCGCGATGCAATACGCAACGAGATGGCAGGTCGTAAACTAATTACTTCACGCAGGAAGCGAAATTACCGCAAAAAAGCGGAAGAGGTCGTTGAAGAGCCAAAGGTAATTACTCCTGAAAATGACGAGCTAAACAAGTTACTCGATGATTTTGATTTTGATATCTAAGTATGGACGCCCTTATTGGGCGTCTTTTTCTTTATTTATGGTAATGTGCGTCACCTTATTATTCATTATGCGTATACTGTAGGTAAAAACTAGGTGGTGAGATTATGAAGTTATTAACAAAAATAGCACTGGTAGGTGTAACAATTGCTGCATCTGTACCAACTATACCTAGCGCTGCTATAGCTGCACCTGCGTATTATGTTGTGGAAGATCCAGGTTACGTCAACTCTCGTATGTCTCGTCTTGATTATGACGACGGAGTAAATATGTACTTCAAGCCGACGTGGGCAAAAGATCGGATACACGTATTTGCTGATTTTAAAATTAAGAATAAGAGTAAGAAGACCTCACAAAAAGTCTACGTGGCAAGTTCGAGATTTTATGCTTATCGTGACGGTGCCGTATATTACTCAATTGCGCCTTCTAAATCGAAGGATTACACGGACCAAATAAAAGAGTTCACATTGAAGCCAGGTAAATCAAAGCGGATTGTAATGACTTATTCGCGCGCTGCTAAAGGGTTCGATCGTACCAAAGCAGAGTACTACTGCACTTCTATAATGGTTAAAGAAGGTAAAGGAAAGGCGCATTCAGTCGGAGTTTGCGCGGACAACCGCAATTTTAAGTAACATATGTAAACGAAAAAAGCGCCCCTCCACGCAATTAAGCGCAAAGGGGCGTTATTTGTCGTGCTATTAAATTTCGTCGCTAGCTTCGCTCGGCGGCGCATCCACTTCGTTACTGTCCGTAATACCAGGAGTCGTAGGATCCGCGATAACTCCGCCAGTGATTAGGACTCCGAGTACTAGCGTTACGTACATATTCCACTCTGCCGGCGTAATACCAAACGCAGTATTAGCGATCATGCCGAGTAGTGCCGCAATAGCTACGATAAACTCTTTGCTGCGCAGTCGTGCGCTCCAATCAATTTTACGCATACTCACTTACCTCCGATAGTCTTGACGTATTTTTCGTGAGCTGTGATGAACAAGCCCGATTTCAGGCGCCACATGTACTCGCCTTGTTTCGATTTGACCTTTTTGACGATCGTAAACGCATCGCCATAGTGGACGTAGCTGTGAACAGGTGCGCTAAAGTCCGCCGTCTTGCGCACTGCCACGCCGTCGCGACCTTTGTAGATGACTTTAACGAGAGTCGGCGCCACTTCTTTGTCTTTGTACGTGGATCCCGCCGGCTTCGCGATTGGCGGTTTTGTGCTTAGCTTCTTGCCTTCGCCCATGTAAGCGACGACTTGCGCTTTGAACGCCGTCCACGCTTTAGCAGCAGAGTCGCCAAGTCCGTATTCACGCGCAGTTGCGTCATAGACGAAGTAACGAGGGCAGTCTTTGCCGGTGATATCGTAGTGGCGGTAAAGGTCGTCGATACCGAGTTTGTTGTCTTTGAGCAACTTCGCAACCAACCAAGCTGATCGATCAAGCGCCTTTTTAAAGTCACCGTCAGCATTTACGCAAGTTTCGACACCGATCGTCATGTTATTCGGGTACGAGCCTAGGCGGTTCGTGCGGTAAGAGCGCGCCCCGACATGGTACGCCATTTCGTTATCCGGAATAACGCGCAAGATTGAATCTCCGTCGCAGAAATAGTGCGCCGAAGCGTAAGATTTCGCTGCAATGGCGCCACTAGAGTAGTAGCGGTAATGCGCCGTATCACTAGCGCCTTTCCCTTTGTTCGCCGTCCAGTGGATGACGATTCCCATGACCTTTTTCAATTTAGCGCCAGGACGCGTATACGGGTTGACCGGTAAGATTTTTTCGTCGATAGAATATTTTGCAGTCGCCATGTGGCGTAGCCCCTTTCGGTAATGCGAGATTTTAGTGCTGCGCTTAATGCGTCAAAAAATAAACGGCGAGTCCCGTCAGCACCGGACTACATAGCGCCCAAATGCGTTCGAAACTGCCGCGAGTGTCGGCTTTCAGTTCTTTGATATCGCGTTCTGCGGTACCCATTCGTTGGTGCAGCTCGTTCGATAGGCTTAACGCTTGGTCCGCCGTTTGGCGAACGTCTGCGATGCCGTCAATTTTCGTTTCCATGCGGACCAGTCGCTCGAGCAATTGAATATCCATTTGCGAGTTACCTCCGCCGTTATCGTTGATAATCATGCGACCGCCCCACCGTCTAGCGGTTTTCCGTCAGTGCCGAGACCGAGCGCTTCCAACTCCGCTTTGACCGCAGGTTGTAAGTTGACCGGTACTTGTGCGAACGTTTTATAGCCTTTCAAAATTAGTGTTACGTATACTGTGACCACGTAATCGCCTCCTAGTTTGAGTAGCGCCCATGTGAACGCTCGTTTGCGGATATAAAAAAGAGACCGCCGGTAATTAACCAGCCGTCTCATGTAACAACGCCTCTACTTCGCTTTGTAGCGACTTCGGTACGTCTTCGAGCACCTTAAGCCCCTTCGTAATTAAGTTTGCGTATACTTGCGCCATCAGGCGTCCCCCCTTTCGAGTACTTCGATCCGTTCTTGTAGCGCGAGAATCATTTCGTACGCCTCCGACAAACCCATCATCGTGACGACCGTTTCCCCTTCGCGGCTACCGTTGGCTTCGAGCTGACTTTCGTACGCTTCCGTAACTGCCATCATGGTCGAAATCGCCTCCGTTTCTACCGCAGCCAAGCGCTCGCTGAACGGTGTAGCGCGGGAAGGTTCCGCAGGATTATCGATCGGAACCCATTGTACGATGCCTTTTTTAACGGTGACCGGAATTTGCGTGAGTAGGTCTTCGGAAAGGTCGCCGTATGCAATCCTAACGACGCCCACTTCTTCCGGATCAAAACCCTGTAATTCCGGGAATTGGCGGATATCCTCCATGAAAGATGTCTCCGCTACCCACGGTCCCGACTTCTCCGGCACAAACCGCAGTACTTCGCTCGTAATATTGGAGAAGTAAATCTTCGCTCCGATGTCCGGCATATAGCGCCGCCTCCCTTATTCAAATGCAATGTATTTAAACAGCATGTTTCCTTGCGTCGCTGGTAACGTGAATCCACCTTTGAAGGAATCGATAATCTCGAATACTTTCGTCGTACCGCTCGCCGAACTTGCGCCAGTATCGTAGACGGCGTGACGGAACAGTCGGCGACCGTTTACGTTACCGTCGATCATGTAATATCCGGTATAGTCGAAAGATCCGTTGATTCCTTTGCTCAACACAACGACAGACGGCGTAAATCCAAGCCCCGTTACTTGTAATACGTTCATGTTGTTCGTTGTACCATCTACGAGGTTGAACGGCTTCGAAGCAGTCGATGACATTGCGGTACCCGACGCCACCTTGCTAAACGTGCCGTTACCCATCTGCGCAATGATTTGATCGAGCGTAGCCCCTGCGGTTAAACCGACCTTAGACGCCAATACGTCGACCTTCGCCTTCGTCGCATCCTTCGAGTCCTGGACGGCTTTCGTCGCTTCAAGCAATGGTGCGTCGTTGAGCAACGATTTGCGCACGGTATACGTATGATCCGCCACGCCTCCGTTAGAATCCGTTACGATTACGCGGACCTTTTGGACGTTATAGAACTTCATAGCATCCCAGTGCGCCTGACTGACGTTAAACGTGCGGTTAAGGCTTGCTGGCGAACTAAACGTCTGAATACCGATTCCCGTAACGATTTCGTCGATTTGCGTAATTGTTGCGCCTGACTCCGGTGTGATCGTGTACGTAAACAACGCCTTGTCCGATTTAATACCGAGGTCCGAACTAAATGGCGCCAATGCCGCAGGTGCCGGATAGTTACCGGAAAACACGACGCTTACTCCGAGATTCAAGCGCACCAATAGCGGTTTCGCCATCTTTAAGCGGAAGTTGATATCGTAGAGCACGGTAGGTCGAGTATGATCGTTGCCGGCATAAGTCGTAGCTGCGGACCATGTGTTGTTTGCGAAGATGCGCTCTTTCGTAAGCGTGTACGTCGATCCTGACGAGTTATCGGACGCTTCCCATACGAGGAATACTTTGTTATCGCGATCAGCCGTCAGCATAGCGTTAGCCTGGCGCAAGCTAGTATCCGTCGTATGTTTGAGCGCAGTGGACCACGTAACGCCGAGGTCGTCAGAGTACGCAGTCCGAATGTTCGAGTTCGCTGAAGCTGCGTCGCCACCGCTCCATGCCGCCCAAATGCGCCCATTCGCACTACCGCTGATAGCGCCTGGTACGTAAATGGCGTTAGGCTCCGCTTGCGTCCGCCCAGTTACGGAATAGATGTCCGAGTACGACCAGCCATCGCCGAGTTGGTTAGACGACTGTAGCGACTTATCGCGCTTATACATGCGGATTTGGTTTTGGTGGATATCGTAGGCGACCGAGCTACTTCCGGAGAAAGTAAAACCGTAATCTCGCGTTACCACGCCTACTACGTCATTGATGATCGTAATCGAAGGTTCGCGCACTTGACCGGTAGTTGAGCCGAGTGTCGTAACCTGCTCGAGATAGCCCCATTTGACCGCGCCCGTATCGCTGACGTCGCCTTTGATATAGCGCAGGTTCATCGAAGGATAGGCGATACATTGCGCCGTGAATGCGAGGTGTAGTTCGGTACCTGCCGCATTGATCGCTAAATCGATACCACCGAATTGACCGGAGTTTGACGTTAAATCGAGGTCGGTCGGGACTTGCGCAACTGTCGCTGATACCGTAACCGCATCGAAAGTGACGTAACGTACCGATGCCGAAGTTGACGTAGTGAAAGCGAGGTATAGTCGCGTTCCTTTGCGTGCGACTGCGTAGCCAGTAACGTTAGACGCGGTAATGTACGCAAGGTCTTCCCATGCGCCAGTCGGCGTCTTCTTTACGCGAAACTGGATCCGCGAGTTTGACGAACTATCTATAGCAACCGCAAGCCACCCATTATCGAGTAGCTGCGGATTCGAGTTTTTGAATTTGTTATAACTGCCGGTAATGACCGTCTCGTTTGCGAGGTTTGGCATTAAATCACTCCTAATTGTTGTGCGCTAGCTACGAGACTTGCGCGTGATCCCGCAAGCACTCGACCGATTTCCTGCATTCCGGTCTCGACATTAGCGCCGTCAAAGTAGTTACCGCTGTCTGCGATGGTGATATCGGCAGCAGTGTTTGCTATCGTTGGTAATTGCGACGTAGGGACTTTGCCGTCCGCACCGAGCGAAGCCACTCCGCTTGCTGCGCCACGTTGCGAAGTATCGAGCTTGTTCGACAATGCCGTAGAAAGTCCGGTAACGTCCGTGATGGCGTGGTTATGCGCAGAAGGCAAATAAGTCGACGGTTTATTGATGATCTCCGACCAGTCTACGAAAGCCCACGAAAGTGCGTCAGCCGTACCGCCGGCTTTAAGAACCTTACCGCCGTTCGTCGTACCAGTTGCGGGTACGTGTGAGTTGCCGTCGCCTGTCGGGTGAGCGTATACGACCGTAGGTACTCCGTCGATGGCGATTGATCCGTTGATTGCGGGGTTCGTCGTCTTATTCGCACCTGTCGAGATACCGTCGAGCTTCGTTTTGTCTGCGCCACTTTGCAAGCCGGCGCTTGATTGCGTAGCGTTTGCGAGACCTGATTTGATGTCTGTCGAAAGTTCGACGTTCAACTCGACATAATCCGTATTGATTACGCTGGCCGTAGTGCCGTCGGATGCTTCTGCATATGCGAGGAAATGCGCGAATCCGTTCGAATCGATTACTTCGTTGATATCGGCTTGTGTCGGTACAGTACGTTGAACGTTATTGATTATTCCAGCAGTTGTTGGAATATCTCCATACCACACGTTGCTTTGACTATGCCACATTGATACTGTCGCTTTATTGCCCGTCGGACTGGAACCAAATCCGAACCAGTTAAAAGTAAGTTTTGATAGGTTACTCTTGAGCCATGCGACCTTATCCGCTATCGTTGCGCCAGGAATAGTTCCGTAGGTGCGTTGGACGTGCTCAATCAGGTTAAAAGAGAATACATGTTGAGGAATTGCGTCCGATGTATTAGAAATTGCCGAGTGACTTGCTCCGTTCAGTGAATTGATATCGCTATAGTAACTATCAATGAACTCATTTAAAGCGCCCGATGGTTGTTGAATTGTCGTTTGCCCACGTGCCTCTTTCGCAACGTGAGGATTTACCGTCGTACTTCCTGCAACTTTCCCGACAAAATTCGCATTTGATTGGTCTACGAGTTTGTTACCGAAAAGGACGTTGCCTAGTAAGTTAGTGTCTGCTGATTTAACCCAAGGTTGTACGACACCACTATTTATATTTCGTGTATAAACAGCTCCACCGTTTCCGACAGTTTGCAGAAACTGAGTAACCGATCCTGCGCCCCTGCTGAATACAGTTAGAATGCCGAAATTATTCGGGACGTTTAGCGTGCTAGAGTTTACGGTGTAGATACCGGCATTAGTCAACGTATTAGGGTCGTTGTTTGGTATTGATAAACCGGTTCCGTCACCATTCGTCAATTTCCACAACTGTCCGCCATTCCACGCAGCCCGTTCCGGTGCCGTAATATGCTTTACTGCATCCGCAGCATGGGCGTCGACTTTCGCTTGGGCGCCGGTCGTCGTTTCCTGTTCGAGCCATGTCGACCAAGTAGTACCGCTATTTGACGTATATCGCGTGTACAATCGTTGATTTAAGGTGTACAACGTTTGGAACGCATTGGCCGAAGACCCTCGGTTTAAAACAATCATGTGGCCCGTGGTACCTTGACCGTTTAAATCGCTTGCTAATACGTTATAGAAGCCCGCAGAAATCGTAAGATTCAAATCACCATTTGTGGTCGATTTACTTGCGCCAGTACTCGTAGTAAACGCAAATAGTTGCGCCGCATTCCATTTATCACGTTCGCCTGCGGTAATATGCTTAATCAAATCCGCCATATGCGTATCCGCTGCGTTCGTCTTCGCTCCCACTTTCGAATCAATGGCGTCGATCAGCGCGTTATACGCAGCTCGGTTAAAGTTATCGTTAGCGTCCGGTTTAGGAAGCGAAAAGTTTGGTGTATTCGTAGCCATGCGCTACCTCCTTTATATAAATGCAGCGCTCATAACCCGCCATTATCAACGCCGGTCCACGTAAGACCTTTTGCGTCAATTTGCGACCAAGTGCGTGCCCTAGCGTCGATTTGCGACCATGTTAAATACGTGTAAGCGAAAGCAAACGCCAAATGCGCCGGCAACATCTCGCGCAAGGTTACGCCGAGACTGTCGATGTCATTCGGAACGCCGTAGGTACCCGTAAACTTGACGGTGATGGACGCCTGTGCCGGTGCTTCGATGACTGTGACGTCGCCGCCTGAAAAGGCAGCCGCCACGTTTGCGATGCTTTCCTTCGTGACGGTACCTTGTATGCGTAGCTTCGATTGGATGCGCTCACGACGTTGGACCACGGTATCATTCAACCCTGGCGTAATACCGAAAGCGCGCTCCCATCTCGGTAAACTGCGCTCCGCGGTCATGACGTAAAGGTTGTTTACGAGCGATTCGACGTATTCATCGAGCAACAGTAATTCTTCCGCATCGGTATCGAGCAACTCCGCTACTTCGTAAATGTCCGCCCAAAATTCGGGCAAATGCGCGAGCAAGTCCGGTTTAGACATTGATCGTCACCGCCCCCGCAATCGCCAATTCATCGCCAGTCAACGTAACTGACGTCGTGCCGCCGTTAATGCGCAGGTTCGAATAGTCCGCTACCCCGTCGATATTGATGAGGATTCCGCCGACTCGCGTTAAGGTAATGACGCCGCCTGACGGTACTTCCGTCAAGTAATCGAGGAATGCCGCGTTAAACGATTCTCTAACGGCAGTTAGCGATACATTCGGCTGCAATACGACGGTCGCCGATACCGCAATGGCGCGCTCTTGAATGCCGATTACCGTGACAGTGGCGCCAATCGGGCGTTGTGCTTCGATATAGTCGCGTACTTCCGTAACCTTACTTGGCGTAGGTGAACCGCCGGTTTCCGAAATCAATACGACCTTGACCGTACCTGCCCCGTTCCATACCGGAGTCACGCGTGCCTCACGAATACCGCTGACTTCCGTAGCCCAGCGCTCGTAATGAGCAGCGTTACCCGACGTAGCTTGGCGTTGCATGTACGAAAGGAATCGATCAATTAAATCCTCGTCGGATTCTTCGTCGGTACCGCCGATTGCGTTAGCTGCGTTGGTTACCGTCAAGACGTTCGCTAAGTCACCGAGTACTGTATCTATCGAGCCTGCTGCGATGTTGCCTCTAACGCCGGATTCCGTAGCTTGTGCGAGCACTGTAGCGCCGGTTGGCGTAGCCGTTACGTCGACTTGCGTTTCGAATACGATTGGCTCGCTATCTGACGTAGAAAACTGGCTATACGCAGGAACGAAAGTTGGCGTCTCTGCCGTAAGGGTCAGCGTCGTGGTGGCGAGGGATCCGTTTTTGCGGACGATACCGAACTCGCGGACTCGGCGGTCGATGCGATCACCTACCGCACTTGGGTTTCCATCTGCGTCCACTAAAAAAGACTGTCGATCTTCATCGGCAGCCTCGATATAAAAACGTTCAAGCTCGGCGGCGACTGGCGCAAGTAATGCGTAGGCGACCGAACTTTCGCGAGTATCAATGTTTGCCGGTAATCGGTCGAGCATCGACTCGATAATTTGGCTAAACAATTCGCTATTAATTTCGTATACATCCGTAAATGCCATTACTCTTCCTCGCTTTCGAATACGTTTTCGGTTCCGTCGGAAATCAGTTCTATCGTCGGATTAATTGTCGCAATGCCTTCGGTGATATCGACGTCTACCGAAACGACGCTTTCCACGCGATCGTCCTGCTCTATAGCTTCAGCGACTTCTTGCGCCATTTCGTCAGCGGCGATGGCATTCGGTAAATCCGAGCTAATGATCTCATCAGCGCTTACTCCGAAGTCATCATCGTAGATAAAGTGGCGACCTCGCTGAGTTTGCGTAACGATTGCGGCCATTTGCATGACCGCTTCTTTACCGTCGATGATTGCCGAGCTTAAGCGTCCGTTTGCGAAGTCGATGCGCCAGGTTTGCGAGGGTGCGATTGTGGTCGTTTCTTCGTCCTCAATTGCGTTTACTTCAAACTCGTCAAACTCTTCGTTAAATGACTCTTCGGGTGTGAACGCCATCAGATGTCCTCCCCGTCGATTACTTTATCGATAATAAAAAAGAAGCCTCGGTCGACGTCGTAAATGAGCACAACCCGATCGGCTTCTTCTAATTGCATTGGATAGTCGATATCAGTCGGATTTCCTGCGATGGATACCGAGACTGTTCGATTGATTAGCTGTTGCGCCACTTTAACTTCATTAGCTTCTAAAACATCGTCTACACCATCAACTGCGATAGAAATAGGATTAACAGAGAGTATGGTGCCTAATTCGATATCAAGCGCTTTGTTGTATCCGTATTTTTTAACTACTCGGCGCAGATCAGCGCCTAGATTCTGCCTACTTTCCATCTGATAACCTCCTAATCTAATACTCGAACGAATCCGAGCAAGTAGTTACCCCAGTAGCCCGAACCATACCGCTCTTCCTTGCATCCGTACGACTGTAGGTTGACCATATTACCGTCACCGGAAACAATACCGACGTGTGAAGGAACTCCGCGACCGCGACCTGGAATGGTCCCGCTAAAGAGCACCAAATCGCCAGGACGCGCCGAACTACGATTAATCTTCGGATATTTGCTCCAAATAGTTGGAGTATAGTTCGGTACAGTCCCGGGAATGCCCGCTTGCTTGAACACGTATTGAACGAAGTCACTACAGTCACCGACGTTGCTTCCGCTTAATAGCGGGTTACCACCAGCCAAGTTATAACGCAATCGTCCTTTCTTACTCCGCGCAATTTTAACGATCTTCTCGCGGGTTGCCGTTTTCGAAGCGCTAGTCGGCTTCGGTGCCGGCTTCGTGCGAGTGATTGCGTCTTGCTGCAGTTTCAGCATGGCGATTGCGTCGGACAGTTCGTTAGCAAAGCGCGTCTTAGTTACTGGGAAACGACGAGTTTTGTCTGCATAGATAGCGCGTAGCCACGTTTCATCCGACATCCCTCGTTTATACGTCAAACTAAAAATCGGGATAGCGCCTTTAGAACTGGTTGATGATCCAGTACCAAATTGAATGGCGGTTGATAATAGCGCTGCTTGTACCGCCCAGCTACGCTTGTTTACGTCAATCCCAACTCGGGCTAGTATGCCATCTCGAGCTTCGTCATAATACTCACGTTTGGCGAAAGCGTGCTCTAACTCGGTAAATCGCGTTTTATAACGCTTGGCTACCGCGATCCATTCCTTAGCGAAAGCTCCGTTGACCTGCGAAACTGATCCGAGTTTATTGCCGAGACGTTCGTAAATCTCATCGTCCTTACCGGATAATTGCTTGACGAATTTCTGTGGAGTGCCTGCGCGACTAGCCATCTGATAAAAACCATAAGACATACCGCCGTATTTACGGTCGTTATAGACCGACGTACTACCTGCGTTAGAAGTCTCGTATTTGCGTACGAACTGCGTCAAGTATTTGTACGGCGCCTTAGTTCCGATGGCTGCGTCACTTCCCGTAGGTGTACTCGTATTCTTCGCTGGTTCGCTCGGTGGTTCGTAGTTTGCGACGTCTAGCGACCACGTTTTCGCAAGCGTCAGGTCCATCGTATGCTTGCCTTTCCCATCAATAGTATGAGAGTCGGCAATAACCCAATACCGTCCGTTAACGCCAGTTGTCGCGTCTTTAACGTATACGACGTCGCCAGTCTTGACTCCGAAATTACCAAATGCTTGTACTGATAACTTACGAGACGGTTGATTGCGTCGAGCTAGCGTCTTATCTGCGTATTTCAACAAATCGCCAGCTTTACGCACATTGCTCCGATGTTCTGCATGTTGCAGGATGCCGTAACGTTTGATTCCGGAAGCGTCTTTACGCGTCACTTTTAAACCTTTGATTTCGTCTTGTCCGCCGGTCATATAGACTTGCGTTACCATACCGTCAATCGTAGTACTGGCGGTGATGCCCTTTAAGTTGTGCCCTCGTTCGACTCGGAAGCGTACGTTTTGTGGTACGACCTGCGCGAGTACGATCTTTCCGCCGCGTACTTCTAGCATGTATTTTCGGCCTGTGGCTTTGTAATCTTCCCAAAGAAGAGTATCGAAAATTTCAGCGATACTTTTCTTTAAAAAGCGCTTCACACCAAATTTGTATTTTGTATCGGTAATAGATCCGTAAGCCAGTCCATATTTTTTGCACAGTATTTTAATCGCCTGACTCGCAGTAGTGCCTCCTTTTACTACGAAGTCAACCGTATTCTTCGCCGCATACCATAACTCGTCGAATACCGTAACTGTCGCTTTGCCTTCGCCATTGCGTTCGACTTCGACAACTACACCGCGGAATAGCTCGGTACTGCCGGAATACATGCGGATTTGACGACCGACCGTAGGCGCAAAATCGCGTTCATTAGCGTCTGCGCCCATTAGTAGGTCGATTGCAAGACAGCGAAAGGCATCCGATTTATTACCGGACCATTGAAATCCGGTAGACATCGAAGTAAAGTCAGTAACGTACTTGCCGTCGTAGTATCGAAGTTTGACCGAAGGAATGCGAGATTGATCGAGTGTATCGGTATCATAGACATACTTTACTTTCGCCACCCTATCGCCTCCTTACGGTTTCTTCGGTATTTTGAGTTTCATTCCGGGATATATCGTGAATCGACTACGCGGTTTGTACTTGCGGTGGTATTTCGCAAACTCCGCTTTGTTCGCGTTGTAGATCGCGTTGTAATACTTATAGTCTGCTGATCCGTAATAACGTTTCGCAATGGCGCCGAGTACATCGTTTCTGCGCACGGTATAAACCGGTGGTGTCGTTTTCTTAGGCGCTTTACTGCGCGGTTTCGACGATTTCCCTTTCTTGACGGGCTTCTTCGTCGTCTTGCGCTTAACCGATACTTTCGTACGGCGAATGGTTGGCGCTTTATATTCAACCAACTTGAACGAAATCCAAGCGTCGCCGACGTGTCCAGGTCGCTCAAATTCGATTGTTAAGTCTTGGATGGTGCAATCCATCGCAAGTTGCGCATGTTCTCCGATGATTACGCGGACTGGCGAACGTTGGTCTTTCCACTTCTTGATGATCGACGCCGCTTCATCGGGTGTTTGCGTAGGTTTCGACGTACAGAAAGAATCGTCGTATACGCGTGGCCATAACAGTTCGCCCATTTCGAGTGTCTTCAATTCATCGCCGCTGAATACGGTAACTTGCCCTTTACCGAGTACTTCTTCCATCGTAAAAGGATTCGCAGTGTTCTCGGAGATTCCGACAGAAGGTGGTACCGGGAAGCGCAAGTACGTACTCTTCGAAATTTTCTTATGACGCTGGTCTGCGTACTTTCGTGACTTATAAATAAAGACTTCCGCGCGATTTGCGTGGAAGCCTGATTTCGATTTACTAAAGACTACTGCCAATGTTTAACCTCCTGACCGGTTTCGCTCGTCTGCCTCGTCCATCATCGAAATGATTTCGCGTGTTATGCGAGTGATATCCGCTTCTTCTCGAACAGTAACGCCGTGTAGATTAATCGTGACATTACGCCCTCCGGTACTACTAGAACCAACACCGCTACTTGAAGGAGAAGTGTATGGATTAACGGAAGCTAGATTTCCGTTACGTCGAGTTAACACGCCAGCATTCCGCAGAATAGCCGATTGATTTGCCGTCAGTACCGATTCTCCCGAATGTAGCGTAGCTTGGTACCCATGTTTCGGCACATTGTAAAGACCTGAGTAATGAGAACCTCCTGCCTTCTTCTTACCGCCACCACCGCCTGAATCGGAACCACCGATCATATCCGAAACATAATCGACGATACTGCCGACGCTAGGTAGCGTAGACTTGATTTGGTTCCAAACGAGCGTACCAATCGAAGCTAGCGTACTAATGCGGTTTTTGAAAGCATCGAAGAGTTTGCCAGGTAGCGACTGCCCCCACTCGATGACTTTATCCTTCGCCGTAGAGAGCTTCTCCGAAATGGTCCGCGTCACGTTTCCGAAACCTGTCGATACTTTTGACTTGATCGCATCGACGCCACCCGAGAAGAACGATTTGATTTTCGCCCATCCGTTGACAACGTAATCACCCGAAGTCTTGATACCGCGCGAGAAGAAGCCTTTGACAGCGCCCCATCCGGCAGATACGACTGACTTCAAACCAACGAAGAGTCCGCGCCCTGCTTTAAGGATTCGCCCGACGAACATAAGGTTGATGTAACCCCAAACTGCTTGGATTGCGCCGAAGAATACTTGCTTTACGCCTTTCCACATCCGACTGAAGTTACCCGTAAATAGTCCGGCGAAGATGTTGACGACACCCATGATGACCTTGAGCGCGCCCGAGATGACGTTTTTAATCGCATCCCACGTACCGATGACGAGAATCTTAATGACCGGCCACAATACGGAGAATACCGCAGCAAACACTTTGAACGCGTTTTGAACCGCAGTAAAGATCGCCGGACCATTCGTATCCATGAACGTTTTGATTGTCGTAAACTGCGCCATAAAGAAGTTCTTTACCGCGCCAAGTCCCGCAAACACCGTCGTCTTCACCGCAGCAATGACGTTCGTGATCGTCGTAATCGTAGACTGCGAAAGTCCAATCGATTCGAGTAGTTTCGTGCCACCCGCAGTATCACCGCTAAAGATCGCAAATAGACCTTTAATCGTCGTACCTACCGCGGTAACTGCGTTCCGGAACGTTTCGCTATGCTTATAAGCGTAAGCGAGACCTGTCGCGAACAACGCAATACCTGCGACGACTGCGCCAATCGGCGACACAACGACGCCAAGTACCGAACCAATGCCGGCGAGAGCGAGTGTGAACGCGATGACTGCGCCCGTAATGAGTAACGGAACCTTTAGCGCGACCAGGACGGAGCCAAACGTCTTAAGCGCATTTGTAATGCCGTCCATGACGCTAGATTGCTGCATCTTCTCGAGTAAATCAGCCATCCATAACGCGATCTCCTTAATTGCCGGAAGTGCCGCGGTACCAACGACGATTTGCATGGTTTCGAAAGCTCCGCTCATCTGCTCGATGGCGCCCGATGCGTTATTCATTTTTTCTTTGGCGACTTCTAGCGCTGTGACGTTCGCCATTTCTTTTTGCATCTTTTTGACGCCTTCTGCGCCTTCTTTGAAGAGAACGTTACCTGCGCGGACTGCGTCAGAGCCAAACATCGTTTGTAGCGTGGATGCTCGTTGTTCTTTCGTCATGCCGGAAAGGGCTTTTTGTAGCGTCCCTGCAATACCAGCCATCGATTTGATGTTACCCTCTGAATCAAAGAATTTATTCGAACCATCTTCGAGTACTAATCCGAGATCCATAAAGAGTTCGTTCGCCTTTTTCGTGCTTGGAATCAGGTTTGCAAGCATCGTCTTAAGCGAAGTACCCGCATCCGATCCTTTAATCCCGTTTTGAGCAAATACCGCTAATCCTGTTGAAGTATCTTTGAATGATAATCCGAGACCGCTCGCGACGGTACCGACTTGCGAGATACCGTGCTTCAGTTCCATAACAGAAGTAGCCGAAGCATTAGCGGCACCTGCGAGGATGTTTGCTGCATCCGAGGCTTTCATGCCGTCGTCTTTAAATGTATTCAATGACGTCGACATGATTTCTGCCGCATCTGCGAGCTCTAAACCACCTGCAGTGGCGAGGTTAAGCGCCGCTTCAAGTCCTCCGGCTTTTACCGTGGCTGGCGAAAGTCCTGCTTTGAGTAACTCCTCAATCCCAGCTCCTGCTTCTAGTGCCGAGTACTTCGTTTTAGCACCCATTTCGAGCGCTAAATCTGTCATCTGCTTCATCTCTTCGCCAGTTGCGCCGGTCAGCGCTTTGATCGTAGACATTTGCGACTCAAAGTCCATTGCGAGGTTGACGCTGTTCATTGCCGCCATGCCTGCGCCGACTCCTGCGAGTGCTGTCGAAAGTCCTCCGGCTACTCCGGTGAGTCCGACCATACTTGATCTGTAGCCTTTTGAACCGCCGACAAAGCGTCCGAACTCATCACGCAATCGTCCGTTTGCATCGCGTGTAGTTTTAGTTGTTTTTTCGAAATTATCTAAAGCGTCTTGCGCTTTTCCTAAAGGCGAAGTAAATGAGTCCTTAAGCGACAACATCGCTTTAAGTTGAATCATTGGCGTTCACTCCTCTCGCTAATTTACGTCGCGCGCCGCTATGTCACGACACGCCAAGTCAGTTAGCGAGCGAGTTACTAGTTTCGCTTGTTCGCCGCCTTTTCGTTTGCCTTCGCTTGGTCTTCGGCTGCTACCAAATCAGAGGCGAATAAGAACGCCTGGTGTCGAGGTCGTTGCGCCAATACTTCGGCCGGAAATCTGTGGTGGTTCTGCCACGCAAAATGACAGATGACCGCCTCCAAATCGTCCGACCGTATTAGTTTTTTAGCTCATCGACTTCTTCTTGAATTGGCGCAAATCCTGAAATCTTCATGATATGTGCGGACATTGAAGCTCGCTCACCTACGTTAAACACACGCTTGAGTGCGAGTTCTTGCGTAAGAGCACCAGTAGCTTCGACGAGTTCTTTTGGTGACGGATCGACTAGCGCTAGTTCAATCGCTTTGATTGCGAGCTTTTCGTCGACGATATTGCCCTTTTCGTCTTCTGCTGCAGTACGAGCGATCTTAACGCCTTCATCGTCTAGCGGGCGCAAAGTGACGGTAACACCGAGGTCTTTCAAACGTTGTGACGGCGTAAATTCGACGTTTGCGTTGATATCTGCACCGAGTAAAAGTTGTACTTTTGATTTGTCTGCTGTTTTAGCCATGAGTGCTACCTCCCGTTTAAAGTCCGTCGACTATGGATTAAGTAAAAAAGACGCCCGAAGGCGCCTATTATTTAAAGTCAGATGCTTTGAGTGGTACGTAGCTTTCGCAGAAGAACTCTAATTCGTCCTCTACAAGCGAACCGACCTCAGATTTGATAATCGGAACTTTAGAGAATTGAACATTCTTGAGACGATAAGCCACGATACCTTCTTGAGGATCGTCGAGAACATAAAGCATGTCTTGGATACGTGGATTCTTTTTAGACGCCTTTTGGAAGTCCGAGAACTTAAATGGATCCGGACCCGCTTTTTTGTAGTAAGTCATATTGCCAGCGATTTCGTAACCTGCATATTTCTTACCAGTGCTCAAGCTACCCGCCATTTTGAAGTCTTCGTAAGCAAGCTCCATGCCGGCTTCGAACTTCGAGACGCCAAGCCACTCTACGCCATTCGCGAAAATCTTGCCGTAGGTGCCTAATAGTGGTTCAAATTGGTTCATGCGGCGTTGCCTCCTTAGTTAGTAAACCCGACAGAAACGTATACTTCTTCCATCGTGTCTTGGAATACGAGTTTCATTTCGACAGCAACTTGGTCGGCATCTGCGCCTTCAGGGCGTGATACATCGACTGTGAACTCTTCCGCAATGACTCCTGCATTGACTAACGTCTGTACGTAAGTCTCTAGCACGCCTTTCAGCGCTTGTCGTTGCGTTGGACCATTCGCAATCTTACCGATCCAGTTGTTTTCGATTTCTTGCTTAACGTCGCGAACGATCGTCTGTTTCAGCAATGACTTGCGTAGCTTTGCGCCACTCGTCGTAAGACCGCGAACGGTACGAACGAAGTCGCCATTAAACTCATAGACGAAAGCACCCGCAGCAAGCGCTGCTTTGATGTCCGCTGGTGAGAGCGAAACGTTTACGTCAGTTGCGTCAACAACCTCGGTATACGTAAAGCTAGCGCCAAGACTTGAACCTGCGATTTGACCCGCAAGTGCTGACGCGTTCAGTCCACTTGATTTCGTCACGCTACCGTATTTCGGCGCATTGATTGCTTGAACGATATAGTCGTCTTTGTTAGCGAGTGCTGCCGCAATCCCCATGTCAGGTTTCGCGTCACGCGCAGCATTACCGCCAGTGACGAAGAAGACGTAGCGATCGTTAAGTGTACGCTCGTCTGATAACCAAGTTTTGAACGTCGTGACGATCGTATCCGTTGTTTCATGGTCGAGTGCGATTGCTTGGAATTGATACGTCGCAACTGCTGCGAGAGCTGACGTATAATCCGCTGCTACCGGAGCTGTCGGAACCGTCCGAACGATGACTTTAGAAGCACCGTTGTCGAACGCCGCTACCGCTGCATCCGCTTTAGCGACCGTTAGTGTGTCGCGAGCTTGGCGTGCAGAAGTGAATACGTACGTCTGATTGACGAGAATTGGCGCAACATAGTTGGATGCGATCAGGAGGACCGTACCCTCGACGCCGACCAAACGAGATGTGGCGAGTTCGGCGAAGGTGAAGAATACGCCTGGACGACCCTTATCGATGATTTGTGCCATGCTTTAACCTCCTAGTTTTGCGCAACAAAAAAGCCCCTTCAGTTATGAGAAACCGATCGAGGCTTGTTGCATGGTTTCGTATACTTCGCTAGATCGAGCAACGTGCGAAGTCGTACGGATGGTGAAAGAGGCGCCGTCTAAGGGCGCGCTACCTTCTGTTTTGAAAGGCTTACCGCCTAGTATTTCGTTCACCCGCATGAATGCGAATGTCTCGGGATCGACGGGAATCGTAAGGACTTCCGCCAATCTGAGCTTTAATTTATCTACTAGCGCTTGTGCCTTGTCGATGCGATCATCAACGTACAGCACCTGGAAAGACCGAGTGGTCCGTGTTAATCCAGTAGCGATAACAGACGTTTCGTCCGGCAGGCTCCGAATGACCAACGTTTGTTTCATCGGTTTCTCCGGCCAGTTTTGCAAGAGTACCGTAGAGTTGCTTAAGAGTTGCGGTTTGAAGAAACGCGATAGTGCCGCTAACTCATCATTAGTATTTGCCATCGGTTACTTCCACCACCTTCCTAAGTCACGCACTACAGCGCGCTCGAAAATTGTTTCCCACCGTTCTTCGTTATCGATCGCAGGTGTGGCGAGGAACTCCGGTTCGCCCGTGACGGCATATTTCGATTCTTCATGAATGTAGTAGGCGTAGTTAAAGCCTGACTTCACCGCATTAGCCGAAATCGTACCGGAAACGTCGCCGATATTGAGTACCTTCGCAACCGGTTCGGCATGAATCGAATCATGCAACGTCCCTGTGCGGTAAGGTGCGATATCCATCGCCTCCACGCGCCAGTCATCGAGAATCTCTTCGACACCGGCGATAGCACCGCGTGTCAAGTCGACTTGCGTGTCCTTTAGCGTTTCGATCAATTCGCGCGTCCCTTTCATTTCGAAACGTAAACTCATACATACACCCGCTTAATGAGCGCCTTACCGTTAAACCCGCGTACTGTTTCGATCAGCTTCGGTCGGTATTCTGTAATTCGCTCACTCTCATCGGTAAATGCAAAAGCGTCGTTGTACGAAAGGTCCTGCGATTTTGCGAAATAAAAACGCCCTCCGGAAATCTGCTCTTCTCCGTCAGGCGTCGTAATCTTTTCGATCTTGTCTTCGAAGCGACATTTAATCGTTTCTTCGACGGTTTCCGAATATCCGTAGTCGTCGGGAATCCCCGCAACTTTGCGAATGACTCGTTGTTTAAGCGGGACTATCGCCATTTAAACCACCGTCCACTTCACGCGACCACCAGGCGACGGTTTATCGGGATTGGCGTCAGCAACCATCGACCGAATGTGTTTAGGAATGAGTTGATCGAGTGACTGCGCCCCATCCTTGAAACCTACGCTAATAGCGCCCGACAGCGAGAAGTTAGAAACCCCTTGTTGGCGGAGCTTGTTGGTATCGCTAAATGCGGTAGCCAGCGTCGCGGCGAAATCATGCACGGCGTCAACCGGAATGACGTAGCCGCGAAACTTGCCGACTAGCGTACGTTCTGCGATGTTGAAATACCGTTGTTTGTCTTCGGGCGTAAGGTCCCGCCATTCTTCCGGATCTGCAACGTAACTATTTACGTACTGATCGGCGAGTAATTCGTCGAATACAGCCATTACCGTTCACCTCCGTATTATTCGCCTGCTTTCGCTTTAGGCGTTGCTTTTGGTTTAGCGGGTGCCTTCGCTTTTGGCGCAGGCGCTTCGTTTGCTACTTCCTCGCGAGTAACGTCGCTTAACTTCGAAAGGACGTCGATGAAGGCGGATTCGTCCGTCTCATAGCGCCCTTCCGTAAAGTTATGCAACTGATCGTTGACGTAAAAGCCTAGCGAGGGGTAGACGCTTTTAAACTTGGCCATCTACCTTCGCCTCCTTACGCCAAGCCTTTAAGGCGAGCGTGCGCTTTTTCTTGGTGCAATTCGAGCGTGAACTCACCGACGATTGTACCTTGTACCGAATCACCGACTTTACCAAGGAATTCGTGCTTGAAGTCGCGCCCACGGAGCGGCTTAATTTCAACACGGTTAAGGTCAACGATAAGGAGCTCATCAGGAGCAATGTTGTTATTCAAGACAATCGGGAACTCACCAAAGTCTGTCACAAGAACATTTGCGATTGTGCCGCGTTTTTGGTCATCGCGCGCAACCGTTACCGAGTTTGCACCGAAAGCAGAAATTGCTCGTTTTTGTTTAGCGCCAACCATGATGACGTAATCTGCGCCAGTTGACATACCGCCAGTAACGTAGATTTTCTCAAGTTCGTTTGTAATCTTTTCAAGAGTAACTGCGCCAGCTACATCAGTAACGTTAGTTTTGATGAAATCACGAATACCTGACATTTGACGAACAGCACCGTTCTCGTACTTTTTACCGTTGATAAGCGCCTTTTCGAGCTTTAGTGCCAACTCAACTTGTTTCTTTTGTTTTTCGTACTCGTAAAGATCATCGATACCGTGGTGTGAAGCAGCAATCGCTGAATTAGAAATATCGATAGTGTCATCGAAGATTTGCGTCAAGTTGCTTTCGCGTTTACGCGCTTTGTAGCGAGCTTCACGTGCTTTAGCGCCTTCAACGCCTTCTGCGAATTGTAATTCGACTTTAGCGTCAAGGTTGATATTTGCAGCAGTAGTACCAGCGTAACCACGCACAACCGTGAGTTTCTTAGCGACTGTATCAACCGCTGAAACGTACAAGAGTTCTTCGCCGACTTTGACGACGTCGCCTACACGGAAAGGTGAAGCATCTACGACAGGAAGTTCAGTTGCGCCAACCGCTGCGGTCGCACTTGCTTTAGACTCGAAAGCAGCCATTTCATCTTCTAACCAAGAGTGTTGCGTATCGCCGACTTCATCGCTGAAACCAACTAATGATAAGAGTGGTGTTTGGTGCGGGTTGAGTAAGAGTAATTCTTCTGTAAGGGATTCGACCTTACCAGTGATTAGCTTTGATTGGATTTGAGCCATGTGGTGGTACCTCCGTAGTGTTTAGTTTAGAGTCCGAGTTCGCGTTTTGCTTTTGCATAGTTAGCCATGTCACGCGGATTGCCTGACTTTTGCGCCTTCAATCGCAATGCTTCGAGCTGGTCCTCTGTTGATTTCGGTGCGTCGATTGATCCAGGTACTGGCTTACCGACAGGTTGCGCCTCTGCCTTTTCAATCAAGAATGGATATGTCTCAACAAGCGATTGAATTACGCCTTTGACGTCATAATCGCCATTTTCCGCTTTCTCAACTGCCGATAAGTCAGCGAGTTTGAGAGCTGCTTCTACGCGATCAGCGCTAAGGTTAAACTCTCCGCCTGATGCTACTTGTTTAAATGCCGATTGCTTACGATCGACTTCGACCTGTTGCTTAAGCTGCGCTAATTCTTCGGCAAGTGTTTGTGCTTCGGTTTGTTTCGTTTCAGCAAGCTCTTTCAAGCGCTCTGCTTCGCTAAGTCCTGCCTGGCGTTGTTCTTCCGCAGCCTTCTCGAGTTCTTCGAGGCGTTTCGCCTTTTCATCGTAGTCTGCGTACTTACCCGATTCGCGAGCAAGACGTTGTTTGATGATTTCGTCTAACTCGGCTTGCGTGAAAGTCTTTTCCGGCGCAGGTGGTTCCGGCGGCGTGCTACCCTGCGGATTCTCTTGACCTTCGGTGCCTTGCGGTGTTTCTAATTCTGTATCTGTTGGTGCGGTTGGGTTCTGTTCCATTGCGTTACCTCCGTTTAAAGTCCGTCGACTATTGTTTGGTGCGAACCGTCAGCTTTTAGCGTCTTCGGCGTGTTGGACGTGAAAAAGGCGCCTAATTAGCGCCCTCAGTTGCATCGAGTTTTGGATTTCGCTTACCAGTGTCCATTGCTGCACGTCCCGCTTGCTCTTGCGAAGTTGCCGTAGCTTGGCGACGAGGCGAAAGGTTATCAGGATTTGCGTAAGGGACGACGCGGTGGCGACATTTCGGGTGAAAGATTTGATTCGACGCTTTCAACTCGTCTAACGTCATGTACTGATCATCGCCAGCATCCGTTAGTCTTACGATACGTCCGACATGATACTTACAAGCGTCAGTTGCGCTAGGTCCGACAATCAAACCGTATTCGACGCCACGATCAAGCGCCTCAATGCGAGTAGCTTCGTCGTGTGCGTCTTTTTGCTTGGTATAAGCGATCATGTCTGCGTAACGTTCCGCAGTCCAGCGTCGTCCGAGTTTGTCGATGATGACGGTATCGGCGGCTTCAGCGAACTGCTTACGTAAGTCTCGAAGGATATCGCGTTTGATCACGCCGACGTTGTTATCGCCGCGAGCGATTCTGCTGCGAATGGTTTGCCCGACTGCGCTTTGTACCGCTGTTCGGACTTGAGAATCGACATATTGGGTCATCTTCAATAAATCGGACTGGGTATCCGCAATAAAGGCATTCGCCATCAAGCGGTGTGGTCGCGACAACGAAATGTTAGCGACTACTGCTTCACTGACGCCCGAAGCGAAAGCCCCGTTTTCTACGCCATTCTGATAGACATCGGTTAAGACGTCTTGTACCCATTGCGAAGCATCAGAATTTAATTGCGATACGATCTGCTCATACTGCGCCATCATTTGCGCTAAGAACCTAGCGTCGTCTAACTCGCCTTGCATGAGCATTTCGTCAAGTTGCGTTTTAATCGCTTGGATACCTTCTCGGTAAATAGCGACTAATCGACGAGTATTGTAATCATATTCAGGCTGCGGCCACTCACGAATGTCTTCCACTCAACCGCCTCCTGTTACGTTACTTCTTCGTCGACTGCCGGTAATGGCGGTATATCGGGTGCTGGCGGATTAAAGATCGAAGCGTCTACGGTGCCTTTTAGGCGATCGCTATCTTCGTTAATTTCCGAAATAACTGCTTCCGCTTGTTCGTCGGTTTTACCGTCCAAATACTTGATGGCGTCACGTTGCGACATAGTCGGTAATCCGTTGGTACGCGCGCTAGCGACTTCTGCGTCGTATTTCTCATCACGCGGTAACCCGTCACGCCACGTAATTTCCGGATAAGCAACTTCGTATTGATCGATACCAAGTTCGCGGTACTGCTGTTGCTCGAGTAGCTGCGCGTTGTATAGCGAGTCACGTAAAGCACGGTCGACTTGCGCCCGAATACGGTTGACTTTCGAAAGTAGCGGGAAGAATCGTGCTTTGATGGCGCTTGAGTCCGTATGAGACGTACCTGTTCCGCCACCGTCCGCAGTTAACGTAGTACCGAAAACCCATTGCGGTGTTTCCGCCTGTTGGAAGATCATTGCGAGTAATTTGTCGATTAGTTTGAAGTTGAGATCAAGGTGGGCGTTCCAAGTCATGTATCCTGGGGTAACGTCTTCCTTATCAACTTCGATATACCGCCCGCCTACTCGCGTAGTCTCGCCTATTTCGTCTAAGTCTGGACCATACATCGTAGGGTCAGCGTGTTTAGCGAGTACATAACTGATTTGCGTTAACGTGTCGTTGATCGTCGCAAGTAACGGGTCAATCTGCTCTGTCAGCGAAATACCTTCCCAGCGATTGCCGGATTTTGCGTAAGGTACATGCTTGATGAGGAAATCGGTAAGTCCCGTAGATTGAATGTTGTTTTCGAGCTCGATTTCTTCGCCGATTACGAAAAGGTCGATGAATACACCGTCTACATGGCGTCGTGTTGGCGCTACTAAGTGGAAATCGCGATAAACGATATAACCAGGTAGGTGACGCTCGACATGTAAGATGTATCGTTCACTCTCTTTACGCAAGATTGGCGAGGTTTCGACGATTGTTTCGACCCAGCAAACGTTGATTGCGCTGAATTGACGTTGACCGGCGGTGTTCGAAATCTCCGGGAAGACATTCGAAGGATCCACCGACTCGATGATTGATTCAATAGGTTGGCGATCAGGTAGACCGAGCGCAGTCAACGCCGATGCGTCATGGCGCCTATCCAAGCGAACCTTCAGCCATCCATCGCCACGATACGCCATTGCCGTAACCATTTCGTGCTGCAACGTCGTTAAATCGTTCTCTTCGACAATTCGCTGAAGTCCTTTTTGCTCGGTAGATGCGTCAGGTTTGCCGGACTTGTAAATCGGTGGCTCTCCAATCAGCAAATCAGCGGGCTTCATTGCGAGGATAGGTACGATATTCGCCGCGATATAGAGCTTCGATAATTGCGATTGGTGCGGGGTGTTTTCGATAAGTTCTGCGATTCTGTCGTATATCTCGCTATGCTCGCCGTGGAACGCATGAGCACCGCGCTTATATCGGACTAATCGAGGGATTGCATCTTCGGGCGGGAATTGTGCGCCCTTCTTGAACATATCCGTCAAGCGATCGCCTCCTTTCGTTTTATTTCAAATAACGTACGGTCAAGCCCACTTTGGTTTCGAAGTAATGCGCCGACGGCGTTTCTTCGTTAAGGTGCGGGCAATGTGCATAGCGTCAGGTAAGTCATCGTGCGAATTAGAGCCGAAACGTTCCATTTGCTCGAGCAATAAGGCGTGCCGTTTCGCTAGGATCAATTGACCTGTCGCTAAATCCGGTTCCATCGACTCAATGCGCAGCAACTTGTCGCCTTTCGGATAATACTTATGAACGCGAGACTTCGCAGGGTAGCCGATTTCTCGCAACTTTTCGATGAGTTGATCGACGATATGCTCTTGAGCCTGCACCGCTTCGGCAGCGATACCGTCCGGTTGCCACTCGTCTACGACTGTGCAGATATGCGCGAGGAAAGCGTCGATGCCGATGCGATCGCCCCACGAATAAGCGACGTACTCGACGTCCGTAATGCGGTGCTTGGCGAGTAGTACCAGTGCGGAATAGTCGCCCTTCTTTTTCCCGAACGCCATATCGACGCCAAGATAAAGCAAGTAATCGCCGGATTTGAATCGATCAAGCGTAAGTCGGCGCCCCTCTTCGACGCTTGCGTCCCAATATCGATAGGACTCTAAGTCGAAAATGGCGCTTTCTGCGTCGATTGGTTCGTTTTGATACTCGGTCGAGAACGCTTTGCTGCCGTCGTCCCACTTGATTTTCATCAGTTTCCATAACGGCTGTACGTCCGGCCATAATACTTCGGCGCCAGCATCCATTTCTTCGCGATGTGCGGTATAGAATAGCTCAGCTAGGCGTTCTGAATCGGGATTCTCGCGATCCTGGTAAATCTCGCGACATTGTTCCCAAAGGTCAGCGCGATCAGGTGGAGACATCAAAGCCTTGTACTTTTTCGATTCAAAATCGCCCCGGTTATTCATGATTTCGATGAGTAGCGAGTCGGCGTGAACCGTCGTACCCATGAAAATGATCGCCGTTTTCTTGCCTTCCGGATCACCTAATGGAATGACGACCTTACGAAACCACTCTTTCAATTCGCTTCGTAATTGCTCGGTATTGTTGTTCTTCTCGGAATCGACGTCATCGCAGATAATCAAATCCGGACGGTTACCGTTCCAGTTTCGACCACGTAACGCCTGACCCGAAGATGCCGCTTGCACTAGCGCTAAGTTATACTGCTTAGTTCCGTTGTCGCGCGGTTCCCACGCTACGAACTCTTCGGAATTGTCGCGAGGGTTCATTTGCTGTTTCGGATCAAGCAAAGGTCCGAAGTCAGCACGCAACTTTTCGTTATGCTTCAGTTGCAACGATATCCACTCGATGTTCGCCTTTGATACAGACGGTGTTTCCGAAATGATGATGATGTATTTTCGGAGTCGGTACACGATTTCTTTGATCGGGTACCCTTTCGACAAGTACGAAGACTTCGCATGTGATCGAGGTGCTGCGGCAGCGACGCGTTTATTACGCTTTTGATGCGATACTTCGTCCATGATGGCGCCAAGCTCGCGGTGGAAGTCCGGGGCTACCGCACCCGCCGGAATCCAGTTCCCTTGATTATCAGGGTTCGCGTCTTCGCCGAAATACTCGTAGTTGAAGTACACGCTATCGACTTCAGCGCGATGAATGCGGGTAAGACGTTCATACTCGTCAACCCACGCGAGCTTTTCAGTGTCGTCGGCGTCGTGTAGCGTCATAATGGATTGCCGCAAAGTTTCGATATATTCCGCACGTTCCGCGCGCTTTAACCATCTTCCGTCTACCCACGCCATATGACGCTCACCTCCCCGAAATATAATAAAAACCGCTTGCAGGAGTGCAAACGGCGTGATACTATGTAATTACAAATAACGCTACACAATATTATAGAGTAGCGTAAAGGAGCGAAACTAAAATGAACATCGTCAACCCGATTAAAGAAGTCGCCGATATCCAAAAACTCGTAAATGCCACGCATGGTCGTGATCAACTACTCGTCCGGATCGGACTCAATAGCAGTTTGCGTATTAGCGATATCCTGGCGCTTAAAGTCGGAGATGTTCGCAACCAAACGCGTTATATCACGAAGGAGCAAAAGACCGGCAAGCGTAAGGAAATCAAATGGAACGCTGCAGTACAAAGCGCGGCTGCCGAATTGATTCCGGAAGATGCGCAAGACGGCGACTGGCTGTTCCCGAGCAAACGGGACGCCAGCAAAGCGCTCGACCGTACGAACGCCAATCGGTTATTAAAGGCGGCGGCCAAGCGCTCGGGCATCGATAAGCGTTATAACATCGGTACGCATAGCTTGCGTAAGACGTTCGCTTATCATCGCTATATCAACGGTATGGAGTTACCGCTAATTATGAAAATGCTGAATCACTCGAATTTTAACGAGACACTCGCATACCTAGGAATTGATCAGTCAAATATTGACGCAGGTTACGATGATCTGTGCTTATAAGGCGCCTTCGGGCGTCTTTTTGCGTTAAGTTACGAATACTTGCGTCGGTCTGCGTCGACTACTCGCAACGCTTCGATAGCCTCTTCGGCAATCACCGCTTCGAGGTCGTAATGTTCGGCGCCGTGAAGGTCATTCATTTCGATGACGTTCACATACTTGCCCTCGACCAGTGCGAAGACTTCGTTGTTCTTCGGGTCGTAAGCGCCGATAACGATATCCCCGACTTTAGCGAAGTTAGGGTCTTTGATCGGACCACCTTCGAGAATTACGTCTTTCTTGCATTTAAGGATTGCGATTTGCATCCGGCACCTCCGAGTTTGATTACGGGTGCTTGCGCCAATCAACGCCGTAGCGCTAGCTGGCGTAAGGATCCGTAGATAATAAAAGACCCGCCGTGGTCCGCATAATTTCGTAGAGGCGTGGCGGGTTCATGTCGAATTGACGTCAATCAAATGTTGCGCTCAATTGCGCGGTGCGCTAGGCACAAAATAAAGCGATACGTTCCGACAATCTCGGAAGGGATGCTCCAGTGTATTGTTATCCGCCCGTAAAGGAGCGCCGCACGGCCGGTCCGCCTAGTATCACGTAGGCTTCGGTATTACTCGAGCAGTTTCATGACGTACTCAGGTCAATATAGAAGGCTCGAAGTGTTTCGCATAGTTTAGAGGCGTTTTCGAACTACTGTTAAAGTTTAACCCGCCCGAAAGGGGCGAGTGTCGGCGAAGTCATTTCGCCTGCTTGCGTCAGAGTGTTTAATGTCGCTGCCCGACGTTTGGTAAATCTGCGTGGCCCTTATGTCCAGCGATGATTTGCAGTGTTAACGGTGCTCTGTCACCGGAGTAAACAAGATCGGGCGATACTCGCGCCCGTCGCTGACTATTTTACGAACCCAGAGGGCTAGTACGCTGTCACGCCAAAGGTCGCTTTTAACGTCATCTTCAGTAGGACGGAATAGTTTAACGACGTGTTCAGGTCGATATATGTAAGGCGCCTCTAACCGAAGTGCGCCAAGCTACCGCAACCCGCTCCCTTGCGGATCATCGCGGACTTCACTTTGCGCGAAGTCTCTTTTCTACCGGACATTTGCGACCAGTACGGAGTAGGCGCAGTTTATCGTCTTACCAGGGACGCGGCGTCAAGACTGCGCTAACTTACGAATGGCGTCGCCATTCCGCGCAACCACTCGGTCGAATACGGCTTTTAAGCGAGCCTTGCGCTCTTCGGCGGTTAACTGCGATACTTGCGGCATATAGCGGACACCTCCGAAATGTGATAGGATGGTAGCGAAGGCTAGCGTGAGGTAGCGCAAGCCGGCGCCGAAAGTCGAAACGTAATTTTGATGCGCGGGTTTGTATGGCGCTAGGTCGCAGGTGAATCGAGGTACCCGCTTGGGGGTCGCGAACTGGCGATCAGCACCGCAAATATCACGATGAATATAAATCGTATAAGTAACGCTACAAAAGCAGGTAGTGTTGCGTTGGTATTAACGCCGTAAACGTTGATGTAAAGCCATTTGTGCTACGATAACTAACGCGTACTGTATGTATACGTTATACATAGCTATGTAAACCCGCATTACACCGTCATTAGGCGCCTGTATTGCGGGCTTTTTATGCAACAAATATGCAGCGGTTAGTAGTGTTCGATCAGCGTGATTGCTCGAAATAAAATCGAGGGCGTCCGTCTTAAGAAGTGTGCGGACTGATAGTGTAACAGAGTGTAGCGGCATTACCGAGTTACTTCATATAATGCTAACGCCACTCTACGTAACTTACACTCTATCGCTACCCTCGCCACTCTTCGCCACGATCGCAGCCAACCGTTTATTCAACGCATCCTTATCGATTACCTTAGCGTCACTCACGCTGACTTCCGACTTCTTCGTTAACATACCGTGTGCTTCGAGAAGGATCTTCGCCATTGCTGCGTTACGATCCTCAATGACCGCATCAGCGATAGCATCCATAGCTTCCGGTAAACGGTCTTGTGTACTTACGATAATAGAATGCTTTAACTCCGCAGCAAATTCGGGATCATGCTTCCAGTTAAAGATTGTCTTACGAGATACCCCGACTCTTTTCGCAATATCTTCGGCAGTAAGTCGTGACCGTTTCGGTTGACTAAGGTATTCGATTGCCTCCCTTTGTTCCGGTGTTAGCGCCATGTAATGTCCTCCCCTCGTTAAGTATCGTACTGTTTTTGTTATAAGTACGGTAATTGAAATACTTTCGTTTTACTTCTCTATAACGTAATAGAACAATTAGCGCTTTTTTCACTATTTTTTGCGCAAATAAATTTAATTATTTTTTTATTAGCGCTGACCTGCGTTATTCTGCGCCTACTCTCGTAGGCTTGCGCTATATTGCGCAGTATATCGCCAGTGCTTTCGCCTGCATTACCACCTGCTCATAAACACGTAAGTGAACCTCGCGCGAGATTTGTCGTTAGACAAAGATCGCAGGCTTTTATAGCGCTAATAAAAACTAGTGTCACTATCGTTCCACACGTGCCTATATAATGAAGAAACTCGACATATACGCCTCATACGCTACTACCGATATCCACGCCACCATTCGCTCACCTGCGCAATCTATCGTATCTTGGCGTCCCCTTGCGATTACTTGTCGAGCTCAATTCAATTGCGGATTTATTGCGCTCTCTAAGACTAAGAGAACTTTTTGCCCAAAAAACGCGGAAACCGTTGCGGCTCTAAGGCGCAAGTCACTTTTGCAATTGAACGTATTTGTCAGTGAAATGGCGACCAATTGAACGTATTTGTCAGTCATCACGATTTAACGCGATAAAGGGTGTGACGCTATCACACGAAATAACTCGCCGATCATCGCAACTTGGCGACCTTATCTCGGTGTCACTGCGCTACCTTCCGGAATCCCTCGTCTACTGACGTATGCACTTTCGATTCTATGCGTAATTTACCGCTTACCAATCGTAAAAATCGGAGGTGGCGATTATTGCGGGTATGTCGGTATGGTTCGTTATAGTACGGTCATTTACGACCATTCATGCATATAAAATAAAAGACGCCCGAAGGCGCCTCTTTTCGTACTTATTTCGTTAAGCTCTTAAACATGCCTCGCATCTTCGTGGACCAATCGGTTTCCTGCGCCAATCTAAACATCAGATCCGGATGCACGATATAACCCGTACGTTCCCCGGTAGACACTCGCATCAATGCGCCATTCTTTTTCAAAATCGACAAATGCCGATAAACGTCGCGATCACTGATGTCTAATTCTCGCGCCATCTCTAACGCACCCATCGTTTCCATTGCGTCGGTCGGCGCTTCTGGTGTACTCGTTAGGAAGCAAAGCTCGTAATGCAAGAACGGTTGAATTTTATACAAGAAACCTGCGGTCTCGAGCGATACTTTCGATAGTAAATGATCCGCAGCCTCGCGATATACCTTCGTAAACCGTGCGCCTTTTCCTAACGAAACACCGTAAGAATGGTACTCTTCGCTGACGGTATAGATGTTACCATTACCCGTACGCTGCTTACTCAAAATTCCAGCGTTACACAGCGCTTTTAGCGAGATATCAAGCCGTTGGCGACTACGTCCAACTAGTTTCGCAATCTCTTCGGTAGTCAACGTAACCCGACCGCCGGTCTGTGTCTTAATATGCGGCAACAAGCGTAGGATTACGCCTGCTTCTACCAACGAAAGATCACGAATTACGTTCAAAATAGGATCGTGATGAGACGCAACAAAGCGAGTGAAGTTGTAACCTTGCTCTCTACGTTGTTTTGCGCGATATGCGTCGACCTGTTTGTTGCTTCGAATCGTGTAATCTGTCGTCAAATCTTCGCCAGTGCGAATATCAATCAGTCTAAAGTTCTCCATAAATGGCGTTACCTCCGTGTTTTCTTTGATTTCGGGCGCAAATATAGGCGCCGCAATGGCGCCCTAACCGTTATTTGATAGCCACCCGCAATCTAACGGGCACATCTTCGCCCTTCATAAATGCTCGGTAACTCGCCTTTCGCGCTCGTTCGCGTGATTTTACGGTACGATCCGCGAAAGCCAACTCCGATTTAGTCCGTTTACGGCGTACTGGACGGCTGTGGTTCTTGCGGTCCGTTCCGTACTCAGTCGCTAAGTCTTGCGGGACGTCTTTCCATGATCGCGCACCTAGCATACTTTCGCTATACACCGGATATTCCACATGTTGCGACTTCCAGGGCGTCGGATCCGTCAATTCTTCGTGTAATACAGCGTTAGACAGGCGCTCGATCAACGCATAAATGGCGTCTTTGTTGCTGTATTCTGCTGCAGTAAGCGCTAAATCTTCGCAAAGGTACGTCAATCGATCAATTCGCGCTTCTCGCGGCAGCTCGCCTTTCTTCGTCTGTTCGATAATGTACTCTGCTTCGCTAATAATCGACTCGATCGGACGACTTTCTTGCGTTTGGGCTTGAGCTTCAGTCAATTGGCGTTACCTCCGTAGTTACAATGATTGGTGATTCGATCGGGATATTAAGTACAGCGTGAATCCCGTTAATCCCATCGACTCGTACGCTAACTTCGTTTTTTCCGTCTAAACGACGTTCGATTGCTGCAGATACTCCGTTTACAGCGACATTTTGCGAGATTAAAGCGCTCTGTATTGCATCGACAACTGCATTAGCCGTATCTAGCGTCGTTGGTGCAATTCCTGGCGTAGTTAGTTTGAACATATTACGCGACCTCCGTATTTTTATTTAATTACATGCTGCGTAGTTCTTCGCTTTGCCATCGGGCTAGCGTTTCTAGCGAAGTTTCTTCATCGTCGTGACAAAGGCAATCTTCAGGATCCTGGCCACATTCTTCGCAATAATCGTCAAATTGGCTCATTTAGTACCTCCGAAAAATCAATTGGTGTGTGCCCGTCCCCACCTAAAGCGACCGGCCAACCGATGCTCTCGATATGTGGCCCATAAATGACCTCGTCTGTGAATTTAATTGATAGGTAATCTTCTACTTCTTTTGAATAAGGGAGGACATTGAGAGACGAGAACAGCATATGGTCATCCTTGTCGTTCTGAATAAAGAACGCTGCTTTTGCTTCGCGAGATAGAACATCGCATTGAACGACGGTCGCATTCATACCTCGGATCATCAAATTGAATAGTAAGAAAGGCAGGGCTCTTTCGGATAATTCCTCAACTGTGTAGTAATACATAGAAGGTTTGTATTCAAATGGTGAGTGTTGTATGCGGTGATTGTGCCATGATGCAATCGTAAGACCGCCGGTACCTGCGCAAGGTTCATAGTACATACCGTTCGCTGGCGCCTCAGTAAGATTTGCTAATAGATTAGAGATCGATGTAGGCGTAAAGTCTTGCTTCTTCTGCTTTCGATCAGCGTGTTCATCTTGAAAGTACGCATGAAACCAATCTTTATCTATTTCATAGCGAAAAAGCTCGAGCATAGAGCGAAATAGTTCTTCACGCTTTTCGCGATCAAACAATATCTTCATCAGCGCGTCCGGTGCCTTGTAGCTTTCAGTAATACCGAGTAATTCGTTTATCTGATCCACGTTAGCTTCGACCTTTTGCGGAATGTAATTTGCTGCAGATTCGACGATTTCTCTGACTTTTCGAAGGCTTTCTTTCGAGTAACCCTCGCCATCTGCCGCACCTGTTCGAGCTCGTTTAGTTTTTTCCAAATTAATTACCTTCGCTTTCTGCGTCCCATTGCGCCAAACTCGACTCCAATACGTCACTTACCGAATAACCTTCGCCACGACGCGCCCAGGCTTCGTACACTGCCGCAATATTCCGGAATGCTAATAACTCCGCCTGATCTACATTTTGATGAAATATACCTAAAATATCGCCGACCATTTCTAGCGAAAGATCCTTCTCATAGCGCCAGTACAGCACCTCGCGCTGTCGTTTCGTCAGTTTCGCCAGCTCCATCGCCTTCGCCATATCGAGCAGCAACCCGACAGCATCGAAGTCTCCACCCTCGACAAGACTTCGCAATGCGTGAGTGTCCGCAAATAGCTTTTTGACGCCATCCGGCGTATCTAATGCGTAAGTTTCCGCAAGTCGTCGCTCTTTTGCGTGTAAATCCGCCTTAACTGCGCCCATTCATTCACGCTCCTCTTTGAGTAATGCGATGATTTCCGGAAGAATCGCCAATTCAAGAATGATTTTTCCGTGCGATCTTCCTTTTCTATATGCGTCGTCAAAATTACCACCCGAAGCATCCCGAGCATTAAAACCTTTTAAATCAGCACCAAAGTCGTCTTCGAGTTCTTCATAATACAATCTAGCGTCCGCCAACCGTGCTTCTGCGTATTCAAGTGCCGTCTGTTTACTCATTCCGCAACCACTCCTTCGTAATATTCGTGAGCCAAGCGCTCGATCAGCGCATCCAATTGCTTGTGTAGCAACTCTAACGTGTCATTGTCGCCATTCAAGATTTGGTACTCTGCGTCGAATTTTCTATGGTGCTGCTCGGTCTCATGCGCCAACTGCGCAGGTTCGTATTCTTCGCCTAACGCTTCCATCCGTTCTTTCTGCGCTCCCGCCCCACTAATTACGCGCACAATCGTAAATCCATTCGCCTTACACCACTCGTATTCGTTAGGTTGGCGCAGATCGTCGATAACTACGCTGACTTGGCGCTCTCTATTCGCATTACCTGCGGTAAGCTGGAACACTTTCGCAGCAAGCGGTTTTACCCAAACGTCAGGATCGAATTGTCGCGCAAGCTGTCCGAGTTGCTGCAGTTGAGCGCGCGGCTTAACGCCCGTCGTATTGACGCCCCATACGGTTTCAACGCAATAGCGCAAGTGATCGCCGAATGATACTCGCTCGAAATCGTAGGTTTCCGCAAGGTAGCGCGCGGCTTCGGATTTGCCTGAGCGCATAGGTCCGATGAAGGCGATTTTGAGTGCTGGCGCCTTTGGTTCGTCGGGTTTTCGTAATTGCGTGATCTTATTGAGCGCTAAATCAGGTGTATATCGTTTTGAAATCGTTCCTGAATCCCAATAGAAGCGCCAGTTATCGCCGGACTTTGATAATGTGCCGATATCCCCATCGCCTAGAATATATCGATCGCCGTCTACTAATTTGCGCGGTGTTTTCGGAATAAATTTCATCGCAGTACCTCCGTAAGTTTGCGCCACCCAAGCGTGACGATGATTGTCGACCATAATGCGTATATTGCGAGCTTCGTGCGGAATTGGTTCATCCCGCTACCTCCTCGAAAAATTGCGCCGTCCACGGTTCTACCGCAATTACCTGATCCTTCAATTGCGTAGCCAACGCCTTAATCTCGCTTTGCGCATGTGTCGATGGTCCGCGTTTAGCGTAGAAGTCGAGCAGGCTACGTAAGTTTACCGTCATCGTCAGGTTACAGGCGGCTGCTTGCGGTAATACAGATCGAGCGTCTTCTGCGGGGACTCCGCAACTGCGCAATTCGTCGTAAGTTTCTTGCATAGCGGCCATCATCAAATCGAACAGTTCCGAGTTGTCCGCTAATACACTTTCCGGCACCACGTAATCGAAACCACCGGATTTATCGCCGCTCCCGAACTTAACGAAACGTTGCGACTGTACCGAGAAACTAAACCCGACGCGGTGGCGAGTGAGTTGCGCTAAAGCGGCGCGAGACAATCCTTCAACTGCGAAAGTGTACGAAAGGTGCTCAAGCGTACTAAGATGCCCGGATCGCGTAATGTGGCGAATCAAGCGGTCTGCCTCAGTACCGGCTTCGCCGTCTTGCGCTGGCTTTCCGAAGTATTTCGCACCTTCGCTACTTACGATTTCAGTCGGCTTGATATGTGCGTAACAAGTGCGAATCGCCGTAAGTGCCACCGCCTGCCCTTGCGGGACGTGCGCAGGCAGGGCGAGGCGTAGCGGGGAATCCTGGGATAATTGCGTATGTGCGATGAGTTGCGTGGATAACGTGACTGCCGGCATTATGCGTCCTCCTCTTTAAGAAGAGCGATGATTTCCGGCAACAACGCCAAGTCGCGGAAAGTTTCGCCGTGTTCCGTTCCAGTGCTGTACGCATCATCGAAATTACCGCCTGAAACATCGCGAGGGTCGAGGTCTTCCAAATCTTCGCCGTATACCGTTTCAAGCTCGGCAAATTCCGCCTCTGCTTCCGCCAACCGTGCTTCTGCGTATTCGAGCGCCTTTTGTTTACCCATTAGCGTTCACTCCTTTTTCGTCTGCCTTCAACGCCGCCAGTTTTGCGAGGTCGGCGTCGTCTAGCGGGATTGCGTTATCCAAATCCTCGTCTACAGGAACATCTACTTCGTTTCTACCGGTTACTTCTTCGAGTTTATTTCGCAAGTCGTTCGTTGTAGCTGCGTGCATTTTCTTGCTAGAGAAGCCGATAAAGTTCCAAGTCCGATCGTCATCATCGAAAAACTTCGCAACCCATTCACCTGGTCGCGCAATCATCTCTTTACGAGCGTCAAATGGCGGTGCGACGTACCAGTCGTCATCTTCGGGATCTAGAATTGTATTGACGTCGAAAGTACAAGGTTCGAAATCGCCATCAGTATCGCATTCTCGTGTCCGAAGTTCGTTTTTGAAAATTTTCCAAGAATCTGCCCACTTTGCGCTAAAAACTTCCTCGCCAGCCAACAAACGCTCTAACGCCTCTCGACCGGTAATTTGCGTGTAATTCCGCTTGATTTCGTCACTGCTTAGCCGTTTATGTGCCTGATTTACGTTGTTTGCTTGCATATTCGCTGTACCTCCGTGGTATAGTTTAGTTAAATACGCGCACATACGTTCTATTTTACGCCGTGCGTTTCCTAAAGAAAGGAGCGTGATACTTATGAGACTCGCTAAATTCGGATTCACGAGCGCCGAACTTCCGACACCCGCGATCATCCAATATTGGGATGACGATGGGGAAATCGTTAAAGCGTTCGTCGTCATAACCGCAGCCACTAGCGCCGAAATCGCATTCAAGACGTTTGGACTACCGCCGATGCGCTTTAATCCCGATCGTGCCAGCTACTGGTCGCGGGTGATTCGTCAAGATTCGCTGATTACCGCAAGACGTCCGGGCGCCGACGAAGCACTCAGTGACGAATGATGCGTGAGACTTCGAGTTCGGGCGCAGTGTGGCGAGCTGAATCGTTGATTAGCGTGACTTGCGATGATGCGAGCCATTCATGAGTGTTCGTATTAAATGCGACTCCTGCATGTTGCCACGGCGCCGGATTATCTCTTTCTGCGATAAGTTCATAGTGACGGCCGTTTTTGTTCCCCTTCACCACGTCACCCACCGCCAAGTCGTTGCGATCTCGCGCCTCAACTTCGAAATATTCGACCGGCACTTCTAATCCGAGGGCGCGTCGTAATGCGATAGCCTTGCCGATATGTTCATTGAACACGTCGCCAGGTGCGCATTTGGCGCGTCCTTGTTTATACACATCTTTTGGGTTTTCGTTATATCGGATACTTGCGACGACAGTTCGTTTATCAGCGTTAACAGCGAACAAAACTTCGTCTGTCACCGTGTAAAGACCGCCCTCACTTACGAACCAAAGCGTTTCCCCAACGAATTTAGCAACTTCAGTTCTCGACGAATAGTTCGAGCTCAACAAATCTTTCACATCGCTAATCGCCTGCTGAATCACGCCGTCTCGCGTAAGTTTCGGCGTAGCTTCGGGCGTAACCGTTTCACCTGCGTGAAGTTTCGCAAGTTCCGCTTCCACTACTTCAAACGGTGTTGTTACCGCGATCTCAGTAACTAACGGTAATGTTACCGGATTCGTGTCCGACGCTTTGATTCCGAGGTGTGTGAGTGTTGCTAAAACTTCGCTAACTGATCCGGTAATTGTCGTGCCATTCATGTTAATTCGCATGTTTGCGTTACCTCCGTGGGTTTGGGTTATTTGTGCTGCGTTGCCTTCATAATAAAGAGCCACCATATTTTCATTTCACAACCAAATCGCAAAATAAAATAAAAAAAGACGCCATCAGGCGCCTCACTCGATACTCTATAACCCGTCAGACATGATCTTCCATAATCGCTTCATAACGCTAATCCGGTGTAATACGAGTAAGGTGACATATGCGCTCACCCAAATCACCCAAAATGCGATAGCAGTCGGAAGCAATCCGACCAATAACGCAACCACGACCGCAATTACTGCGATTTTAATATTTGCGATCCACAATCCGATAACCGTTCCGAAGGCTGTCGCTGCTTGTTTATCGTCAATCTTCGCCATTACGCCCCACGTCCTTTTCGCTTGATTTCGTTACGACGATCAATAATTGCGTCTAGCTTGTTAAACGCCAGTACCGATAACCGCCGCAACCCGAAGTAAATGCGCAAACACACGTAATCAAAACGGCTCATGGCGCCTCACCACCATCTTCCGCAGATATCCAACCTTGCTGCACCGCTAACGCAATTCCAATCGCCACTGCGTCACTTTCGTCATCTCGCGCAAACTCTCCGTCGTAACCGGTCCATTTGCGGACTGCTTCTTCGACTTCCGATTTTTCGGCGCGACCTTTACCGACTGCGAGCTTCTTTACGGTCGATTGCGGAATTGGTTTTTCGGTAATCGTGAGATCGATTACGTTAAGTGCGCGATCAATCGCATTATGTGCGCTGAATATCGTATAACTCGTATGTGCGATTTTCCCCTGGAAGCCCTCTTTAACGACGGCATCGTAAGGTCCGTAAGCTCGAGCGAATAGTTGCGCCCATGCTTCAATATGTTGCGTACGACGCGCAATGACTTCGCTACTATCCGTGCGTACGTGAGATTTAGCGACGATATACGCCTTATTGCGTTTGGTGTCGATATCGACTACTGCGGCACCCGGCGAGGACAAACTAATGTCCCATGCCAAGATACGCTTCATGTCCGCTTTGATGCGCCCCATTACGCCTCACCGCTTTCCCCGTGAAATTTTTCGAACAGGACTTCGTATAGCTCCGCAACCTCGTCGTATGCTTCTAGTACTGGCCGCTTTTTGTACTCTGGAAGACTCGATTTGCGCATGGCTTTCGCTTGTTCTTCTAGCGCATCCATGTCTTCGATCGTCAATTTGCGCACGATTGCGTGTTTATACGCATTGAACGTCCAATTATTAAGATCGACGGCTGGCGCTTGTTTCGCTTTGGCGAGAGCGACGATATCGGCAAACCGCGCTAACACTGCCTCGCGCATTTCTTCGGTGATATAGATGCCGAAAGTGCGGAAATCCGGATATGCTGCGCGTTCTTCCGGAGTCATATTCCACGACTTTTTCGAAAGGTTGACGTAAGCAAGCACGAAATAATCGACACCGTACATGATCGAGTAAACAACGCATTGCTGCACGTGCTTATCTTCCGGACCTTGCATACCGCGACTATTCGTTTTGGCGTTAGTCGTCTGCTTCGTTTTAATTTCAAGACCCACGCGGATTTCGTCGCCGTCGGGCGTCGTATGGCGCAATATTCCGTCAGTAGTCCCGACTAGCGAAAACTCCACGCCGTCATGATCTCCGACCGTTTGCGTAAATACGAAGTCTTCAAACGCAGGATATCCGTCAGTCGTGCGCTCTATTGCGAAATCAGGCGCGACGCCCGTAAACTTTTCGAAGTGTCGTTCGGCAAGCAATAGATCGCGTTGTAACCAGTCGCCAATTGCGGTACCTTGCGAAGTCCATCGTCGTTGATGCGGTGGCGTCCCGTTATCCGGATCCTTTTTCGACTTAATCGCTCGCTCGTATAATTCGCGATCAGACGCACCGGCGCTAGATGGCGCAAAGCTCGGAATATCCCAGCGCATACCTTTCATCTTATTAACGCGCTTTGCTTTCGCATAACTTTCGTGAAGCCACGCATCTAACTCATCATCGTAGGGTTCGCGAAAACTATGCCATTGCTCGATAAAACTGGCGAATCGGTCGCCGATCTGCGCTGCCGTTTCGTGATGAATATCCGATGTAATTGCCGTTAAGTTTCGATTAATCAATCGACCACTTCCGTTTCTTTTAGTTTGTGCGCTGCAATGCGTTCGGTGAGTTTTTCGTAATAGTCGCGTTCGAGTTCGAAACCGATGTAATTGCGACCTGTGTTAAGACACGCGATTGCTGTCGTGCCACTTCCCATGCAATTGTCAAGCACCGTTTCGCCTTCGTTCGTATACGTCTTGATGAGGTACTCAAAGAGAGGTACAGGTTTTTGTGTCGGGTGGAGTGAACCTTTTGATCGAGGTACACAATCGAAACTCTGTACCGTTTTAGGGTTTACATACTCTTTAAAATCAGATACAGATCCATTCTTTTTTAACCCTAATGATTGATCTGTGTCAGATTTACCAAACGTTCTTTTCTTTCCGTTTAGTGCGTTTTTTATAACTTGTTCCGACCTGCTCCTTTCGAAAATTCTGTTATAAGTTGTTTTCCCTTTCCCAAAAACCAATATATTTTCATGTGACGACATCGGTCTATACTTAGCAGCAGCGAATCCAGTCGGCATATTCTTAGACCATATCCATTCATACTTAAACCATTTTGGATTGCTCATAATTAACGCGCTTGTAAAAGGTTGTGAGCCGAACAAAACAATAGCCCCTCCATTTTTCAACACGCGCTTGTACTGTTCCCATAGTGGTTCAAACGGAATGATTGTGTCCCACTTGCAAGCGGTCGTCCCATACGGTAAGTCACATAAAATCATATCAACGCTTTTATCCGGAATCCGTTTCATACCTTCTAAGCAATCTTCGTTGAATACTTGGTTTAGCAATCGACCACTTCCGTTTCTTCTGATTTAGTATTGCGTCCAATAATCGGGATCATACGCCTCAATGCGCATATACTCGCGTCGAATCTCGCGAAGGCGCCAAGCCGTCGGCCAGTAACAGATAGCGCCGAATGCGATTAAGGCGAGGAAGGGCGCCGTCATTTAGCCCGATACTTCCGATAGGCTTCAATCATGACGTCACTGACGACGTAAAGTAGCAAGGTAGCGCCAAACATCGCAATACCGTAGAACTCTGCGCTAAATGCCGTCATTACTGCGCACCTGCTAGCGACTGGACGTACGCAATACAACGCTCGCCTCCGATAATCTTCTGACCGTGATGCACGATAACCGGTACCGACATGATTCCGTATTGTGCGGCTGCTGACGGATGTTCTTCGACGTCCATCGCAATATGTTCGATGTTTGCCGCTTTGAGCGCTTGATCGAGTTCGGCGCAAGGTGCGCAACCTTTTCGACCGAATTTAATTAGTTTCGTATTCACTTGCGGTCAACTCCCTTTTTAGCAAAGAATGGTTCGATGATGAGCCAGCGCAATAAGCGAAAAACGTCTATAACAATCACAATAATCATGAATGCGAATAAACACACTCCGAGGATATTTCCAACTAGCGGATATGCCGTTGTGACTGCGATCATTAATCCAATAACGCCTACTACAATTAATACAAATCCGGATAACCGGAATAGTGTCGATAATCGTTCGATGAATAATTTCATGCAAACCATTCCTTTCGTGATTTCATTTCGCCCCAGCAACGCCCTAACTCGATATCCGTCTTATTCGCAACTTCGCCAAACGGGTAACTCTCGAGCATGACGCGCTCAAACTCACTAACTTCCGCATCTGTGATATCTTCCGGCACTACCAATAGCACCTCGTCATGTACGGTAGCCCATAGCTGCCAGCCTTTTCGCTTACACAGATCATGTAGCGCAATCAGCGTTACTTTCGTTTGAATGGCGCTACTCCCCTGGATAATCGCATTCGTCGCCTGGCGTTCAGCACGACTTTTATCGCGATCATAACCACGAACTCGTTTCTTTGCGTCAGGCAAGCGACGTTTCCGTTGCTCTCCGTCCATCCAAACGAAGCCATGTCGCGCAGCATAACGCTTATTTCCGTCAATCCACGCTTGCACCATCGGTAATCGTTTAAAGAAGTCTTCGATAAATGCGTCAGCTTCCGGACGCGTAATACCGAGTTGTTGCGCAAGGGTCGCTGGACCAGTGCCGTACATACACGATAAGACTCCGACCTTCATCGCCTTACGTTCGAAAGTACCGTCGCCGCATTCTTCGTACGGTTTGTTATAGACTTCCGACGCCATTGAAGCGTAGATATCTCGCCCAGTTGCGTAGGCTTCGAGTAATGTCGGTTCTTGAGTGAAGTAAGCAAGCGCTCGAACCTCTTGTTGCGACCAGTCACCGCCCATGATGACGTGACCTTTCGGCGCTACAAACAGCTTACGCGCTGATTTCGGTTGATTCTGTGTGTTAAAAGATCCGCCACCACTACTGAATCGACCGGTAACTGTTCCGTTTTGTCGGAACTGCGCGTGCAATCGATCAGTCTTCGGGTGAATCAATTCCGGAAGTCGTGAGATATACGTCGAATAGAGCTTCATATCGCCCTTGTACTCGAGCAACTTCGCAATCGTCGGATAGTCTTTCGCAAGTGGCTTCAATACCTTCTTGGCGTCGGTACTTTCTAGCTTGCGCCCGACCAGCGATTCAAGCGCTGGCTTCAGTTGTGCCGGAGAATTAAGGTTGATTCCGTTTAACTCTTCGACTAATTCCGCCTCAAGCGCATCGAGTCGCTGTTTCATCTCATCACCGTACGTTTTCGCAAACTCAAGGTCGATCACGAAGCCATTGCGTTCCATATCGACGATTGCGTAGATCAACGGTACTTCGACCTCGCGTAAATAACGTTCAATCGACGGCATCTTGGCGAAATGCTTGCGCTGGAACTCGTACAGCTTCCATGTAATATGCGTATCCTTCGCCGCATAGACCATAGCGACGTCCAGCGGTACTTCCGCAAACTTGGCGTCCTTGCCGAATAGCTCGCTGAAAGTATCGGAAGGTTCGTTAAGGTACTTGGTCGCTAAGTTTTTGAGCGCCATCGACGGCTCATTTTCGTTAAGGAGTTGCATCGCCTCTTGCGTATCCCACGCCAAACCACGCATATCGACGCCATGCCGGCGGAACATATGGATATCGTATTTTGCGTTATGCAGTACCTTGCCGATGCCTTCGCTAGTGAGGATTGGCGTTAATTTCGCCAGTGCCCCCGCCGTACCAATCGCAGTCTTCTCGACATGATCCGTCGGCACGTAATAGTGAAGGTCCGCAGTCGGCGCCGTAAACGACATACCTACGATCACATCGCTATACACGTCGAGTCCGGTCGTCTCGGTATCAACCGCAATGATCGGTTCTTGCGTGAGTACTTTAATCATTTCATCGAGTTGCGCATAATCCCGCACCATGACGTAATTGTCCGGCGTATTCGCGACCATTTTCTTAAGCGTAGACTCTCGCTCGACTTCGACTAAATCGCGGTATAACGCCTGGGCTTCGGCTTTGCTAAAGCGTTTGGCGAGTTTATCCGCATGACGACCGATGATACCGGCTTCGAGTGCCGCCTTGACCCGCAGTAACTTCGCCCGATCTGCGTCTGATAGCTTAGTCGCCAATACGCGTTGCCATGCGTCCTCCATCGATTCTGCCGGCTTTTGCTTGGCTTTGGCGCGGGATACCGCCGATTTACGTGTTGCTGCCGCCTTATCAGTTGCGTCGAGTTTCATTTCTACTAGCGCCATATGCGTCACTCCTTCTTAATTACGTTTAGCGATCGGTAAAATAACGAAGCGGACATCGCCTTTTAATGCTGTGAAGATAACTGGTTTGTGATGTCCGAAATAATTGATTACCACGTCAGTTGCGCCCATATCTTTAAGGTATTTCATACCTGCGATAAGTCTCGATAGCGCCAAAATAGTATCTTCCGGCATTTCTACTGCTTTAAGTAACGACGCTGTAAATTCGCCAGCCGAGATTTCCGCGCCGGACTTCGAGAAAACGATCTCATCGTACCAAGCGAAATCCCCACCTGATGCTTTAGCGCATTTGTAAACACCTTCTAGCACCGAAACTAACTCTTTTGCGTGTAAAGATAGGTTGCCTGTATACGAAGCGTCGTTTATATCCGGAATTACTTTCTTGATTTTCGGATAGGAAACATCCGCAGACTGCATTGTTTTACTGTCTAACGTGCGCTCTTCGCCACTTTCAACGAAACCCTTCGCTGTGTACACGCAAACTGCATCAGTAGAAAACATTTCGCCGGCTTCGTCGATATAGACGCAACCTAATGCTGGTCGTGATTTAGCGACAGTTTTCGTCAACTTCTCGGTGTGTTTAATAAAGTTTAGGTAGCTCACTCTATAGTCTCCTTTTAATTACGTATTAAATCGCCTTACCATTACCATTTCGCCTTGCCGGCGCTCCTTCACGAAGCCCATGCGAGGCAAGTATCGCTCATACAGTCGGTGGCGCCGGCTATCGCTACCAACAACGATGAATCCGAGCTTTTGCCCTTTCGTCATCGAGTGCTCGAAGTCGATTAACGCCTGTTTAGCGAATACCAAACCTTCGAGGTCACCGGCACCTGACGTACGATTATCGAAGTAGTCGGTCGTCCATAAGGACTTGCGCTTTTTGGCGATGACTAGCGAAACGTTGAAATATAACCGCTTGTCTAACGGATCCACTTCGCCGTATAGCGAGACATACGCAGTCAATCCGCTTCGTAGCTTCTTACGCACGAAATACGTTTCCTCTTCGCTAGTCTCTTCGCTCAACCACTCCATCTAGCGCCCTCCTTTATAGCAACGACTATAGTAGCGATACCTTCTCCCATTTACCGGCTGCGACGATTTCGTCCTTCGCCCAGTATTCGGACTGCTCGCGATTCTCGATAATGTACGCATTGAATCGATCGACTCCGATGATTACCGATGCCTCATCGAGCGAATACGGGATTCCGTTATTCTTCGCACCCTTTACGACGAGTGCTCCGTCTCGGTCTTCTCGCACGTATACCGTCTTGATTTGCGCTTTCTCGAATACATCGCTACCAGGGCGCTTGATTAGATAATCGTACGAGCTGACGACGAGTGGTTCCGCGACTTCGTAGCCATTGCGGATCAATGCGACTGCTGCGGTGAGTTCCGATAGGCGTCCTGTTTGTGCCGAAGTAAGTACTTCTGGCGTGAGTAATGCATAGTTAGTTGGCGTTGACATGGTTGTTCACCGTTCCTTTTCGTCTATTAGCACCCTCAGTCGGAATCGAACCGCCTTGACGCAATCCTGCGAAGGTATGTCGCCGGGGTTAACCGGCGCAATTGTTACGTTTTTCATTAGAACGGAAGGTCCTCTTGTTCCAAATCTTCTTCCGCCGGTTTCGACGCCTGCACTGACGGCTTACCTGCGACTCGATCCGCTAACTTACGGTCGAATTGATACAAGTCGTCGAGCTGTTCGTCTTCGCCTTTGTATTGCAACAAGGCTTCGAAGTCCTCGTCGGCAAATTCGATACCCTTCGATTTACCGAAGTTCTCGAGTTCCTTCGCATCCAACTCGTCTTCGTCAAGTTGCGTCAGACTAACTGCCGTCGAAGTACTTTCGCCAGTCTTCGCTAAATCAAAAGCTAGGCTGTCGAGCTTCTTCGCCTTCTTCTGAACTACCGCGATAACTGCTTTCGCTTGGTTCTTCGTAAGGTCGACGTAGAGTTTCTCGCCAGTTTCGAGATCGATCGCAGCTAAGATATAGCGCGGCTTTGGTTTGACCAAGTATGCCTGCTTGCGAATGGCTTCCGCAGTGCTTTCGTCTTTGGCGTTTTTAGCGTCCTGATAAAGCAATTCCGCAGCCTTATGGTAGAGTGATCGCTTTTCTACCGGAGTCGTATCGAAGACTTTGAAGACCGAAGCAGCTTCGTAACCGACTACGTCGTCTAGCGAGTTGATGCGGACCTTATAAGAGCTGCCGGATTTAAAGCTGGCGAAGGTGCTCGCACGACCGCCGTTGCCGCCTGACTCCGATAATGCCGATTGAATTGCCGTATTTCCTCGTGTAAATGCCAAATCGCATTCCTCCATTGGCGTCTTGCGCCGTATATTTGCGTAACTATATATGTGAACCGCTTCATACGTTCCAGGCGCCGTCCGATCGTGAGTGTGCGTGGTCAGGCGATACCTGCAGCGTACGACTGCGAGTGTTTAATAAAACTTATCGATATGTTTGTCGAGAATTTTGTCGATGAGTATTGCGAGGTATAGCATAACTACGCCGCCAACTGCGATAATCAATAACGCTGCCGCTAGTCCGGCGATGGCCGTTAAAAATGCGGTCATTTGGTACCTCCGTATATCTGAGCTTTCAAATGTTCGATCCAATATCGATGTTGCGCAATGATTCTGCTGCACTTCATGACTTCGTCTTGGTTGCGATACCAACCGAAGTTCTCGCACAACCGGACTTTTTTGCGCTCATATTCAGCGCAAATACCTTCATGAAATTCAAGGTCCGCAATCTCGCAGCGGTATCGTAGCTTTCGAAAAGGATTAATCATTTCGCACCTCCATAAATTTGCGCCTTCAGTTGCTCGATCATGTAGCGATGGTGCGCCGCACACGCGGACATTTGCGCTGCGTACTTCGAATCACGTTCGTAACGTCCGGTTTGTACGGCTGACTCCGCCATCAATCGGAACTCTTCGCATCGACGCTGGTGGTACGCGATTTCCGCGAGTTGACGTCGGTAGCGGATATTTCGGATTAGTTGAAGCATTTCGCTCACTCTCCTAATAGAAAGAATTTATTTCGAAAATATTCGAAACTTTTAATTACCGTACGCCGTATAGGTATGAGAAGGCGCCGTAATAACCTACGACAAAACCTCGTTACCCAACTTTTTAACGCAAAATTGCGCTCAAATGGTAGACAAACGTACACGTTCGTATTATGATATTCATGTAATCAAGTTCATATGAACCTGTATTTAGTTTCCAGCGTCACTTTGAGAACACCGTTAAGACTACGTTTTCTTGCAGCGCCAATCTCATCACTAACGCACCATTCCGGTACACCCGAGACGGTTCACCAGCTTCGTTAGTGTGACGCCCTACATATTTTGCGTTCTTGAAAGCGTGTTGAATGGCATGATCCGCTGTGATTCGGCAGGCTTGCGGATTGATTCGCTCGATGAAGCGATCGATTGCGTGATTGGTCGCGATACAGCGTTTGAAGTTAATATCGTTCGTGAGGTTGATGAGCGAAGTACGTCGTTTGAGAGCGCCCTGGCGGCGTCGAATAATGTGGGAATGTTTCATAATAGGTTTAACCTCCATCTTCGTAGGAAATAGAGTACATAATTACTGTTACAAAAAATGTACTCAGTTCTGAGACACAATTTGTCGTCATTTCGTTACAGTTAAATGTCCGAAAGTCAGTACAAATTAAAGTCAACTTTTGTTAGAATAGAGGCAAGGTGATACATGACAAAAAGCATTCAAATGCCATGTCACATATCTCCTACCTCGAAATGGTGTATTTCAGGATTGCAGTCCTGATTTACGCACATTTAATGGTCTTAAACTCAGTCAATAAGTGGGGATGCTCCGCCAAGATCATTTCCCCAAGTTTCCGCAGTGCTTTCGATACAGCTTGCTGGCTTACGCCGCATTGCAGCGCGACTTCTGAAATCGTTACCCTTTCGCCTTCTTTGCAGAGAAGGAAATGGTAATAGGTAGTACAAATTCGCCGGGTCGAAACACTGCCAAGTCCGATGACGACTCCCAACAGGCTTTGCAGAGCCAGGGTTTCGTCATTTTTTATACAACGCGTTGCCGCGTTATCTCCTGTCGAGAGGTTTTCCACGTTGATTGCCTTTCGTGTGGTCCCGTCTTTATCCAGTGTATCGACAGGATCAGTTAGTTTTTCGGAGAGGTAGGCTAAATACTCTTTCCGCTCCTTGTGTACTTTTCCGGACCCGATGCCCTTAGCTAAACGCGACTTTCGAAGTATCTTCGTCAGTTGTTGCGTTGACCGCTTCAAGATGATTGCGGTTAGTTCGCCCGAGCTTATCGGTATGTTGTCGAGACACCCTTTAGATTTCAAGTACTCCTCGACGGTAACCATTACTGCATCTTCGATGTCCATCCGGTCGGCGCTTGCAGGCGCTCTCCCTTTGACGAACTTCTGAAGCATATCGAGATCACCCAAAAGGCGCGCTTCGACTTCTTTTTTAGTTGTAAGCATGTTCAATCAACATCATCCTCCAATCTTTTTGCCCTTACATAATAAAGAGCCACCATAATTTGATTTCACAACCACTTTTAGAAACTTTTTTGATATCTTGTTAAAAGCATACTCCATTATGGAAATGAAATCCACGATAAAATTTCTATTAGTCGATTTTCTTTCTCAATAGAGTTAACTTACCAACTTTATTGTGTTATACTTTGGAAAAATACAAGGGTGGTCATGATGAGAATTCAAGAATCTAGAAAAATGTTTGATGCTTATAAAATGTGGCACGCAGGTGATCGAATCGATCGATTAGAAAAGATTATTGAACGTGCAGAAAAAGAACGAAGTCTATTTGACAGTGATAAAAAGAATGACAAGCAAATGATTCTGCCAATTGAAATTCTTGTGGAAGAACTCATAAAGAGCCTCTTTAAGTTAAATGACGTCAATTCGGTGGTAAGCTATGATCCTCTTTTCGCTGAACTATCAAAATATGATCTTTCTTTGACGAAAGCATGTAATGCTGCGGGCGTGACTCCGGCTGCTCGGACGGCTATCGGTTTAGGATTACCAATACATTTAGAATATCTTATGAAACTGGCTACTTTACTTGATTGTGACGCACATAAACTATTTTATGAAATCGATGCGATTGAACACCGGAGACGTGTTTTGAAAAAGGCTCAAATCGAACATCTTTCAAAACAATACGCTCAACTTATCGATGGTCTTATCCAAACGCCTAGTGATAGTTACTTAGAAGCCCTATCTGAAACTGATCTTTCTTTCAGCCAAGGTGCGTATTCTTTCGGTCGCGGAGGGCTTTCTTTTGGAAATGGGATAACTTTAGAGCAAGCAGAACAGTATTTAGGAATTACTGATAAAAAAGAATAAAACAGGCATTTAAACATCTATCTCTTTACAAACTATTAAACTTGGAGGAACGCCATGCCTGCCTACAAAGCGACTAACAACCGCTTGAGGCAGCTCCTCGACAGTCAAAACCTATCAGAAGCAGAACTATCTAGAAGGGTCGAAATCAGTAAAAAAGCAATGAACAACTACGTTCGTGGTATTCGCGTTTTACCCTTGGAAGTAGCATATGCCGTTGCCGAATGTTTCGACGTCACAATAGAATCTTTGTATGATTGGGTACCTGACACTTCAAAAAAGAAGAAATAACACACCACGAGTCATTGACTGGCGGGGGCTGTCTCAGCTTCCGCCCGTTTCGTGTACGTTTGTACCCGTAATTAAAATTTTATCACCATTTTTTTAAAAATACATCAGTATTTTACATTATTTGAGATGATATTTTTCCAACTTGTGACGAAACTCTGCGCAACCTACTGCAATCAACGCATCATTCGCATCCTTCACGCCTCGTACGCCTTTACCCAGCGCCTCCCCAAGCCGCAGTACACGAATCTCTGCGTAGCCCTTCAACTCACGTTCCAATTCCGCTGCCCATCGCTCCCCTGCGCCATCCGCGTCAGGCACGAGTACATAACGCTCGACCGGACTACTGCGCAACACATCGATTTTAGCGCGACCTATCGCAGCCCCGCCGGTAGCAATCGCCGGGAATCCTGCCGTCATGATCGACATGGCGTCAATTTCCGCCTCTGTCACGAATACGGTTTTGAATCGGCGCTTATGCACGCGATCGATGCCGTAGATCAATTCCGAAATGGGGCGCCCTCCTGGACTGTACCAAAACCGCTTATCACGCACGCTGCGGTATTTCATCGCTACCAACGTACCTGCTGCGTCATACCACGGAATCACAATCGCCTTACGCGCCGGATCGTAGCTGACTCGCAATGCACCGCTAACCTTCGTTGATATCCCGCGATCTTGCAGATAGTCGCAAGGTGCGGTAGCCGGCGGATGCAAATCCGGTTTCGATACTTCCGACCTATCCCGCAACCCTATCTTGAATTTCGGTAGCTCGGTCGTGGTCGTACGTTGCGTTAGTAGACCGCGATATTCGTCAATCACTTCATCGACGCTAACACCGCGCAAATGCGCAATCAATCGTAGCCAGCCGCCTTTTGCGTAACGGTCGTCGGTTGCGCCTGAGTCGCCCCAAACGCCTTTATAGTCGCCCGTCAGATTGACGAAGAAACTTGGCGACTGATCTTCGCGGAAAGGGCTGCGAGCGATTAGCTTGTCTTGCGACCAATTGGCGCCAGGCCACTCGAATTGCCGCAACTCTTCCTCTACGTCGATCAAGCGAATGATTTCGTTGATTTCGTGCTTTGTCAGCAAATGCGTACACCTCGCCTGATATTAAAATTCTACCTCGCAAAGAGGCGCTGAGATATTCAAATATGAATAACGGGTAATTTTCGCAAACGTCAGTTCGATTGTTAGGCGCCATAAATCCATTGTGAGCGATAATCTGCCAGTTTAAAAGCGCCTACGTATTCTTTTTCGTAATTAAAGCGTACATCACGATTTTTATGAAAGCCATTTCAAAAACACAAATTGCGATTATCTGCTCAAAAAGCGTTCGCAAACACTTCGCTATCCGTCAGTTGGTAAACTAACCCGTATCGCGGTAGGAAAACGAGATCAGCCGAATCCCCTTCGCCACCGTTCCGCCCCTTCCCGATTTCAATGCGCGCTACGTCATCTGCGCTATCAAACGCAATCAGCAGCGTACTATCTTCGAGAATCGCTTTCGACTTCTTGACGGCATTACGCGGTGGAGGCGATACCGTGCGCACCTCTTCGCCATTCTGCATGTTATCTTCCTCGGCTTGCGTAACGACGATCAACACGACTTGCTGGCGACCGATCATACGGCGTAGCTTCTTGCTAGTGTTCGCTACATCGCCGCCTGCGGTCTTACTCGTATTAGCTTCGTAATCCATGAGGTAAATCGGATCCAAGATAACGAAGTCTGCGCTACACTCGATGATATCCGTTTCCAAGTCGTCTACGGTACGTGACGATAGACTCGAATCATCGGCGCCTTTGATTACGAGACGTCCGGGAATACGCGCCATATAGTGATCGAATAATTCCCACAACGCTGCTTCGTCGGCTTCGCTAAGACTTGCGCCTAACATCGCCAGGTTATCGAAACCTTCGTTATGGTCGTCACGGGTGCGCCCTGTTACGCCGAAATGTGCGCTGATAATAGACAATGCGCGACACAACACCTCATAAGTCGACATCTCTAGCGACCAAATTACTACTTTAGCGCCTAGTAGCGCAGCGTGGACGCCTTCCTCAAGCGTCATGACCGACTTACCTCGACCTGACTTCGCAAATACCGCATACATATTGCCAGCGTGATAGTCGCCGATTACCGGAAACTTCGAAGGCCATCTTTTGCTGCTCGTTCCGGCTTTGCGCTTTTGGTACTCTTCCTGGAACGCTGTTTTCGCTGTTCGCATTTCCAATCCGCTACTACGAACGCTTGTTCTTATTCTAGCTTGGTTTAGCTCGCTAATCAACTCACCGGTAAAATTTTGTAATGGGGTGCTGTCGAATTTTTCCTGGTCGGTAACAAATCTCTCTAGGATCCGGACGACTTCGTTCTTACCACGTTGCTCTTTCATCTTCGCAACCAAGTAAGTCGCGGTATCTTCGTTAGGCGTGTACTCGTCGGCAAACTCCGGAATCTCATGAGCTACGGTGTCGAGCGTTGGTACGTCGCCAGTTTGTTCGTAGTGATTGACGCAGAACTCGTAAGTGCTTTCGAGCAATTGCGTCGGCATGTCCTCGCGAGTTAGCCCGCTGATGGTGAGTAGCTTAGGGTCGCGTGTATCGATAAGTTGCGAAAGTAATCGTGATCCGTAGTCTGCCATCTAGTACCTCCTGGATATAATCTAATTGTCTACGCTATTTTGCTTACTGACAAGCATAACGAAAAAAAGTAGTTATTTTCCTGCTTGCGTCACTTGGTTTTCGAGCGAAATCACGTATGAAGTAAGGCGGTATGCCGGCGTTTTCTCGATTTCCTTCATGCACTCGGTACTGACCTGCCGCGCTGGATACTCACGTTTCAAGTCACTAGCGATTTCACGATGGATTGCGTGCTCACTTTCGGCATAATGCGTTTCCCGTCCGATGATTCCGTCGATGGTTTGTGGGGCTTTCGGATCAACCTTCGATTCCTGGTATACCGATTCCAAGCACTTTAGCGCGTCGGTTGCGGTATTAGCGAAACGTTCACCGGATTTGCGGTCGGTATCGTGAGTCAGGCGCAGGTATCGATTGATTGCGTTAATAATTCGTTTGCCGTACGTTGATTCCTCATAACGCTTGGCGGTAGACAATGCGAGTAACAGCTCGTTCGTGATCTGTTGCGGTGTTTTTTGATGAACGCTCCCGCCAATAGTGAATGGATTCCCGTTTTTCACATTCTCACTCCTGTTCATGTCTGAGATTTAGGTTATCACTGAAATCTAAAAAAATAACCCCTTGCTTTGAAATTCAGGTGAAACAATTTGAAAAAGGCAATGGTTAGCCGATTGAGAACACTTAGGACTAATTACCTATCAGTTTTTAAGTTCTTTTGAACTTTTAAAATAAAAAACTTCGTCACGAACTGCCATGTAAAACCGCCATCTAGCGCAGTCCACGCTTACTTTCGCCGGTAAACGCAATGGCTACACACTGTTCGCCAACACGATCGGCTAGGCGCCTCTCTCCGAAAACCATCGGTAATTCCTTCAGCTCGACGTTACTCGTGTAGATCGTCGGCTTACCCGCAGCCACTCGCGCATTCACTAGCGTATGCAGATGCGTCCGGAATCCTGGCGTAGCTTCTCGCACTCCAATATCATCGAGTACGACCATATGCGCAGCCTGCGCTAACCGCAATTCCGCTACAAACGCCTGCATTTCCGCCGAGTCCTTACCGAGCGCGACCGCTAAGTTATATGATCCTTGCCACGCATTCACGTCGAGGAAGTACGCAGGATGGCGGTGGTGCGACAGCCCCTTTAACTTCGCCAAGTAATTGAGCGCAATGAACTCGTTTAACAAGGCGCAAGCTAGCGTAGTCTTACCGGTACCTGGCGACGTTGAGTGCAAGTATGCCGATCGTAAACGGTAGCCGTCCTTGAAATGCTCGCGGAATCGTTCGGAGAGGCGTTTGGCTGCGCGTGCTGCCTCAGCTTGCGCTGCTAACGGTGGTGCGTCTTGTGGCGTCAGATGGCGGTAATCCTGCGGGATATTCGCTGCCTGTAATGCCCCGCCGATACCGCTGCCGCCGTGTAATGCGATGTGGTGACCGAGATATTGCGCGGGGTCCGTACCGTCAGCGACCAAGTGGCGTAGGATTGACGTGGATGGATTGAAACTCGGTGCTTGCGTCATTTGGCGTCCTCCTTCTTTGGGGATGAATGCTGCTGCCCCTTAATAGAACCATATCTAAATCGTCCTCAATATTACATAAATGTTACAAAGTAATGATATTAACATTTGACAGGTAAATCCCTCTATTGCAATAACCATTAGTTTTTAGGACACTCAACACACGCATATAACACACTAAAACTTCCGTTAACATTACACTTTAATTACAATGGTGTTTTTCTATGCATCTGTGTTATCGAGACAACCGCAACTTCGCCAACCTTTCGCCAGCCAACTGCCGTTGCTCTGCGCTCATTACGCGTTTCTTCCGCAAACTCACGCTAAGCCCCTCGACCATATCGCCTTCGACGCTAACTTCCGCCCCTTCTTCGCTAACTGACGCAACATCCTCGATCAAGTCACGCCATTTGCGCATGTGTGGTGGATACGTCGAGTGCATGGTCCAACGCTTAGTTTCGGCATTGAAGACGAGCACCGTTTCTTGTTCCGTACGTGGTACGCTCATAACCAATCCACCTGACTTTCCGTAATAGTAGTAGTAGTTTCACTGGCGCCCGCCGGCTCTTTAACAGCCAAATATGCGCGTTGAAACGCATCCTTGCGCCAACTCCACGCAAATCCGAAACTAAATCCGGGATATTGCGGTGACGGTCGATATCGCTTTAATTCGAAGTCGTACGCCAATGCCGCGACCTCTGCGCCATACTTGTGCAGCGCCTGTTTCATCATGCGGGATTCGGCGCCGTAATTGCGGAATGGTTCGTAGGGCAAATTAAGTACCGCCTCATGTCGCGCCTTGCAATAAGCGCCCAACGTAGTCACCGTCCATTTCGAATATGGTAATTCGGCGTAGTTTGCGGTTGCTGGCGCTTTACGCGTACCTTTTACGGGTCCTCGCGCTTGGGCGACAGTCATATCGGGGTTGGCGTTGCTATTCGGGTTAGCGTCCATTGGCGTCACTCCTCTTCGTAAATGTAATCAAGCGGGTTATATCCCGAAATGGAATGCCCCAACTTATCGGCAAGTAGATCGACAATCTCCGAAGGTAATTCGATGACTTCTACATCGTCGGATTCCAGCTCACCGTAAACATCGCTATGCTTACCTAGCGCTTCTCCAAACTGCGCTTCTTTACCGATTGCGTCGGCAACCTTCTGTTCTTCCGCAATAAATAGCCCTTCTAAATCGCCTTGTCGTCCGCAATCCCAATAGAATTTGTACAATTTTTTAGCCATTAGGCGTCACTCCTTCGTATTATTAATAGCTTTGCGTAACTCTTGCGCTTTGATTGCGCGATCATCGCGAGCCAGGCGCTCGAGTTCACGTTGGATATGGTCGATAGTTTGCTGGGCGGTCCAGTCGCTGTGTTTCGCAATGATGCGTGTATTGGCGATGATTGTCGTAATTGCTCCGTCCATTTGCGTAGTCTCCTCTCCATCGAAATCAAGGTTTTATATTACTTTTCCCACGGCGCTTGATGAATTTCTCCCGTTGAAATTGTTTGTAGTTTGCGACGCCCTTTATCGTCAATGACTTTAACTCCGTATTCTTCTAACATCTCACTGTTGTCTTCGTTATCAGCATAGGGTTCAAAAATACATAACTCAGTAGCCGCATCATAAACCGGATATTCGTAGTTCCACGCTGTGTAAATAGCATTTACAACGGTATTAGTTTTCATTTTTACAAAACGACCTTCTTCACGATCTAAATACATGAATTTAGATTTACTCAAGTCAACTCTCTCCTTAGTGAAAAAATTTACTCTTTAGTTGCTTCGACTAGCTTCGTAAACTTATGTGACGCCCAAATCAGCGCCCCTACCGATAATCCCGATGCCGCTCCGATCAAGTACACAATTTCCGGTGCTACTGTACTCATGCCTTCACCTCCATTTCTTTAATGCGTCGTTTCAACGCTGCAATCTCTGTATCTTTTCGTTCCACAAGCTGTACCAGTCGATTAACCTCTGCTGTATCACACGACCGTAGAGGTTTCGGAATATTCCGTAAATATTGCGCGTGACTCGCTTCCAAGTACGCCTTATCCGCTAGTTTCGCCATCAAACGCTCACCTCGCTAAACTCGCGCCGTAAGACGCTAAACGTACGCTTTGCCAGTCGGCTTACGTGCATCTGCGATACTCCGATGACTTGCGCTACCTCCGCCTGTGTACGCTCCTGCAAATGCAGCAAGTCGAACACTTGCGCGAATTTACCGCCTAGCTCGCGATTAACGGT